CCAAGTGTTCCTCGGCAATTGTTATTTGGGTTAGTTGAACTGCTAGTCTGCAAGTTTCCTTGTGAAAATGTTAAATTGGTTCCTGCGTCCAAAGGATTCAGCGTACAGTAATTCCCCCTAACCTCTCCACCCGCACCTGTGTCTGTTCCATACCTTGTAGGTGAGTCCACAAGAGAATCGTTACCAGCACCCGCAGTTACAGAGAAGTTGTTCAGCGTCCAGTCGTTAGAACCAGCCGCATCATAGCCAAGCGTGGTGGTCGAGGTATTGTCAGAGAAGTTCAGATAAAACCCGTTAGTGCCGTATGTGCCAGCGTAGCGGATAGGCGACCATACACCTGTGTCTGCGTTTATCTCACCGAAAGATGATGGGGTTAGTGCTTGACCGTCTATGAAGTAACACTCTGTTTGATAGCCGTCAAAATAATTACCCGAAGCATTATATGCCCCTATATTGTGAACGGCTGTGCTTAGATTTACCGCTAAGTTGTCATTTTGTCCTGGGTATGTTGATGAAGAAAATGTAGTGATCTGTGATCCATTTACATACAATTTGAATCTATTTGATGCTGTTGCTTGAGTTGTATCAACAGCCAAAACAATGTGATACCAAGCAGATGGGTCACGATATAGTGGCGTAGTTGTTAATTGAAAACCACTGCTACTTACTGCCCCATCAATTTGAATTGCAGATGCAGTTGTAAAACCTATTCCAAAATTATCTGACGCTGCTTGTCTTGAACTAAAAATATATCCCAAGGCAGAAAAAGGAACCTTGCCTAACTTTACCCATCCAGACCATGTAAATTTTTGCCTGTCTCCACTACCAAAAGTCCTACTCAGATACGCAGAGTCAGCAGAGTTAAACCGCAGAGAGCGTGAGATTTGGTAGTCGCCTGCCTGTCCTGCGGCAGCCATCTGCATTAGGCGTGCGATGCTCATTAGCTTAGGTCCTGTCCGGCAGTAAAGCCGTAGTAGGTGGTCCCACCATCCGTCGTGAAGAAGGTGAATACATCCACATCACCGCTTCCTGTTGAGAGTATTGGTGCGCTTGCACCGGGCCAATCCACCGCCGCAGGCCATGTGATCGTTCGAGCGGTTGAGTCCTGAATAACCCGTAACGTGAATCCAAACGCCGTTCCAGACGAGGGTGCGTTACTCCAAGTAAAGGTTGATACGTCCTCAGAAAGGGTTAGCTGAAATACAGTTGCCGCACTAAAGTCTAATGTCGCAGTATTCGATGACGATGTGACTGCCGAGTAAGCCTCACGGTACCCGGTCAGCGTTGGTGTCGTACCAAAAACAAGCGCACCTGATCCGGTCTCATCCGTTACCGCTGCCGCAAGATTAGAAGACGATGGGGTACCCAACCATGTCGCCACGCCCGTGCCAAACGATGTGATGCCAGTGCCGCCGTTAGCGACTGCGAGCGTTCCAGCAAGAGTAATTGTTCCCGATCCTGTAACCGGGCCACCTGAGGTCGTTAAACCCGTCGTGCCGCCCGAAACGTCTACGGAAGTTACAGTTCCTTGTGCCGCCGCATCTGCAAGCAATGTCACGACGCCTGAACTATTTTCACAATAGAGCTTCATGTCGGCGATGTTCAACGCCAACTCTCCCGGCGACAGGTTTGCGTTACTTGGTACCGCCGACCCCGTGGTGGAGTGGTAAGTAATGATTGGGGTAAAGCCTGCCTGAGCCATTAGAAGGTACCTCCTGAAATGCCTGTGGTCGCCACGAGAGTGGGCACCGTCAGGGTGTTGGTCGATGGGTTGTAAGTTAAATCGGTATCCACCTCAATTGCATTGTCGCCAGTCGTTGCGTCTACAAATGTCGGGTAGTAGGTTGCATTCGTTGATGTAGCGGCCACTGCAACGTTATCGGCATTCGTGGCGTTTCCTACCGTCACATTTGTAGGGTCCGACCACTGAGGAGCAGTTCCACTTGAGGTCAGAATGTAGGTGTTTGAGCCAATTCCTAGCTTGCTTAGTGCCGTGCCGGTTGCGTAATACACCAAGTCACCGGCGGTGTAGGTCGTTAATCCCGTACCGCCGTTGGATGTAATTAACGTCCCGGCTAACGTAATTGTTCCGCTGGACGTTACTGGACCGCCTGAGGTCGTGAGGCCCGTGGTCCCACCAGAGACGTCAACTGAAGTTACGGTGCCAGTTACCGTTGAAGCAATCGTAATTGACCCCGATCCGTTAGTGACCGAGATCCCGGTGCCTGCGGTGAGCGTGGCTTTCGCCAGGGTGTTGCCGGTGGTATTTCCAATGAGCAACTCACCATCTGTATAAGAGGTCTGTCCCGTACCGCCGTTCGCAACTGCGAGGGTCCCAGCCAGCGTGATCGTCCCCGAAGACGTGATCGGTCCACCACTCGTTGTAAGCCCTGTAGTGCCTCCCGAAACATCGACTGAGGTCACCGTACCGAGCGGGTTTGCAGACCATTGAAAGGCGCTTCCTGACCACTCCAAATAGGTGTTTGCCACGGTTGGTGCCGCAACAAACGACGTCGTGCCTGCGGCGGTATTGAAGACGATCTGATTTGCCGTACCGCCTGCGACGTTCGTTGCGGTGTTGACCGAGATCGAGGCCGGATCCGTCCACTGAGGGGCCGTTCCTGAGGACGTCAAAATAAAGGTCGAGGAGCCGATTCCGAGCTTCGATAGGGCGGTTCCGGAGGCGTAATAGGTAATGTCGCCTGCCGTGTAAGTTGTCAGCCCGGTGCCACCGTTTGAGGTGATCAAGGTGCCTGCCATCGTAATCGTGCCAGAGGACGTGATAGGACCACCGGAATAGGTCAATCCTGTCGTTCCACCTGAAACGTCCACCGATGTCACGGTTCCTAGAGGATTGGCTGACCATGTAAAGGTTGCGCCATCCCACTCGAGGAAGGTATTGGCAACTGTTGGCGCGGCAATAAAGGACGTTGAGCTTGGTCCGCTTTGAACGAGGATCTCGTTAGCAAGTCCGCCGCCAATGTTGTTGGCAATTGAAGCACCTGCAGAAAGGTTTGCCCACATTGACCCGGTGTAATACTCCATAAAGCCTGAATCGGAGTTGAAGCGCACCTGCCCTGCCGTGCCTCCAGGTCGCTCAGCCGTTGTACCACCGGGCATGAGAACCGCGCCCGTGCCGGGTAGCGTGGGGTTGTCGGCGATCGAAATGGTCGGATCGCTTGGTCCGGTGCCGTTCGCCACATTGATCTGGCTTGCGGTGCCTAAGATAGCGAGGCCAGTCAGATTCGTGCCGTTTAAGCCGAGAATTCCAACGCCGCTTAACCCGGCAAGAGATCCGACGGTGCCAATAAGCTCAATGGAGGGGTTGCCTGCTACGCCGTTGCCGTTGGTGATCTGCACACCCGCCGTGCCGGCCACTATTTGCCTGCCTGTGACGCTACCACCCGTCTTGGCGATCAACCCTACATTAGAGGACTCAAGACTGCCTGAGACGCCGTTTAGCGTGATTTCGATGTTACTTTGAGCGCCGCCATCTACCAGCCCGACACCAGTCGAACCGGAGAGGGAGCGGGAGTTCGGCAGCGTCGTTTCCTGATTGACCGTGATAAAAGTCTGAGTCTGCGAGGGCGACGCCGAGATGGCCGCCGTTGTCGTCTGAACAGTCTGCCCGTTCTGAACAACAGGGACCAGTTCCTGACCGGTAATTGCGCCTGCTTGCGGTAGTTGGGTAATCGTTACGTTTGCCATTTAAACCTCGATACCGTCCAGGTTCCCGTTGTTACTCGGGTTGCTGGTATTCTGTTGAGTAGATACCACGTAGCCCGCGTACCCGGTGGTGATAAGATTATTGTCATCGACAGCGATAGAAAGGTCCGGGCGCGGAAACCGCAGCGCGATCCGTTCGGTCTTGCGGGCGGGTAACCGGTACGGGTCTTTCTGGTCTGCGCACCCTTGGTCGCAGACGCGCAGGCCGGGGAAGTTCGGGTCGTTGCGCATCACCGAATAGGGTCGCTTCATCTTGCACCGGTCGCAGACGGCAATGGCGATGGAAGAGTAGCCGCGAGTATCGAGAAAAATAGGCATCAGCGGGTGTACACCGAAATGTTAGGCGCCCAGTAGATCGGGGACTTGTCGCGCTCCTCCTGCTCCACCTCGTAGAGCGTCTTGCCGGCCTGTTCCTCCAAGTACCGAATCCGGTCCACGGCTACCGCCGGCAGTTCCATAGACATTTGGTGTGCAAGCATGTTCTGGACGGCCAAGTACCAGCGCTGCGGGATCTCCAACTCATCGGTAAGGTCCCCCACGTCCTGAATCTGCCGCGAGTACCAGACGGTCATCTGGACGAAAGGGTCAGACGGTACTGGCCAAAGGTAGATCTCGGGCTGCGGGATCGTGCGGTTAAACCAAAACTGGTACGGCTGGTTTGCCGTGAAGTTCTTATTGGGCAGGTTCGTGTAGTCGTCCCGGTTGAGCCGCGCCATTTGGATTTCGCGCGAGTTATTTCCAAAATACAGCTCCCGTAGCGCCAACGTCGTGCCCCCGGAAGCGACCAACCGGTACGCGACCACGTCCTGCCCCGGGTCGATGTCGTACCACAACCACTGGTTGTCGGTAACCGTTACGGTGCCGATATCGTAGAGCGTGTTCCAGTTGCTGTTGTCGGTCGAATACTGTAACGCCAACGTCCAGGAGGCGCTACCGCCGCCGGCTACATAAGGAAGGATACCCACGGAGCCCACGTAGACGGGGTTCCCGGTGCCGTAGAACACGCCGATGTTACCGTTGGCCGAGGTCTGGATGCAAGCCGTGTCGATGTCGTTATCGAAGGCGTTCTCGACCGTACCACCAGCCGAAGTGGAATAGGTGCCGGTCGGGCGGTTGAGGGTGCGATAAAGGACGTTCAGCGCGTCGACCGACCCGACGGGAAGCGTGTAGATGTATTTATCGGCGGACAGGCCAATGACGGTCTTGCTAATCGCCCAGTACTGGATGCCCTTGTTAATTAGGTTCGAGAGGACGTAGTAAAGGCTCTGCTTTGCCGAAATTAATTGTTCGGAGGTTAGTTCCTCGGCTAACTTTCCACAGCGACGCGCGCCATGGTCAATCAGCGTCTGAACATTTATTACCGTCTGTCCTACCGTACCCGATGTGGCCATTTAACATTTCCATCTTGCGAGTGACGCCGCCTTGCGGGTCGGACGTCCCTTCTCATCCTTCATCGGACCGGGCATGCCACTCATTCTTGCGCAGAACGATCTTTTTCGCGGACCGCCTTCGGGTTGAGGTGGTTTAAGGTTACTGCCTGTCTCACGATTATACTTTGCTCGACCCTTCTCTGTCAACCCCGCCCCCTTCGACACCGGCAGCTTCTCGCCTCGGCCCAGAGCCAGAGACGTGCCGCCCTTGGCCATTTTCTTTGCGGTCTTGACTGACTGCTTGAACGCGAGGTCCGTAGGTGCCCCGGGGGCGCCGGGTTTCCGCATCTTTTCTTTCGACCCCGCTTCAATCCGTTCCCGTTTCGCGTTAATGTTCTCGTACAGCCCCCCTGATTTTGCCTTCACCGGGAGTTTGGCATAAGCTTTTTTGCCTGTATTACCGGTAGTATACTCTTTCCCTACCGACGGCTTGATCCCGACCTTCTTAGCGAATTTCGGTGAGTGTTCTACCGCCTTCATCAAGCGGAATTGCGCCTGACTCTTCGCCGGCATTATGCCTCCCCGTCGTTCTTGATCAGAATGATATTGAAGTAAGACGACACCGCGTTGTTGTTGGCACTCCCAATCGCGCTTGCACCTACACAATTCTTCTCGGGGATCACGTAGGGTGGGTCGAACATAAACACAGCGGCGTTATTGTTTACCGTTGATACCGCTCCAACACGCAGAATGTTGTCGGGGCCATGTTGTTTTAAGAACCCGGTGACAGCCGTAGATCCGCTCGCCTGACCAGCAGAAAACAGGCCCTCAACCATGTAGCCCGTGTACCCAGCGGGCACGCAATAGTGACCCGTTGTGCGGTTGTTGTAGCCTGCCGCAATAAGGTCGTAAATCACGGCGGGAACGCCAGTAGTGACATCACCGGTACCGGCGTAAATGATCCCTGCATTCTTGCCACCCGAGCCTACCGTTAGGACGTAGAACTGGTTGACGTAGAGGTACGAATTATCGGTATTAACGGCGTTTTGCCCGTTGAGTATCACCGTCTCGCTGACCACGTTGTAGTCGCCGTCTAGGCCCTCAATAAATACGGTTCGTGCGCCTGTGCCAACGGGATCGCCGTCGTCATCTGTGCTACTGGAGCTGATCTTAAGCACCGACGCCACCGTAGGATGAGGAACCTCGCCGCCGTCGGGCCAAACGGACTCTTCCGATGTATCTACATCAGGGTTGTAGCCGAAAACAATAATGCCTTCATGCCCTTGAATCTGATTTCGCGCTACTTGAAGACCAAACGGCTCGAAGGCACCCTGCCGTGTGATCGAAGAAATCGTGGTCGCCATATAATTCTCCAAAAGAATGGGGGCACGAGGCCCCCATCCGGATTAACAAGAGCTTTTGGCTCTCTTCGACTTTACACCGCCGCCCGTCTTGAACGTTCCCGAGAGTCGATTAATCGACACCGGCGTTGACGGAGGCTTATGACCCTGAGGCATAGCTACGGGATGGCCAGAGTCAACAACTCCCCCCGTAGCGAAATGCTTTTTTGCAGAGCCACCTACTTTGTAGCCGCCAGCATTTCCAAGTTTTACGTCACCGGTAGGCGCGGAATTGTGGTCCACGTGCGCCGTGTTCATCTTGGTGGTCTTTTTGGCGGTGGTCTTGATGATACCACCTGCCTTGTAACCACCCTGACCATCGACTACACCACCGGTCTTGTACTGCGCGGGCTTAGGAGACTTCGCGATACCACCAGTCTTGAGACCCTTGTGCGCCTTGGAGGCGGGCATCGAAGCGTGCTTCTCTAGCTTCTTCGCCGTGCTCCCACCCTTCTTCATCATCGGGGTAGCCATTCCAGCGCCAGCGGGGCGGGGAGCGGCGGCCATTGGGGGCATCATCGGGGGTGCCTTAGGACGACCTATCGAAGGGGTGCCACGAGGCATCGGAGTGGGCTTCTTCGCCATACGGCGAGTAGCCATAGCACGGGCTGCAGCCGGGTTCCCCATAGGGGTCGTCGGCATAGGTTCCCGGGCCATGGCGTCTATAGCACCACCCGTCTGCTTCTTCATTGGCTTGAACCCATCGCCCGAACCCTCTTTCATCAGCCGCTTATGGGAGGCAGAGCCACCCTTCTTCAGCTTCAGTTCGACTGAGGGTTCGGTGGTCATCATCTTTACCATCGGTTTGAATCCGGGCATGGTGATGACCTCCTATTAGGACGGGTTAACCGCGATACCGCCGGCAGAAGCAGATGGGGCCTCCATGTCAACGTAGATCTGGCCCAAAGAGTTCGCATCGCTGCCGAACTCGGTGATCCCGACCGTGGTTGACTTTTGGAACATCAGCATGCCGCCGGCTGAAGCCGCGAGCGTGGCAAGAGCAGACATCGTAGTGGAGGTCGATTCAACGTTATTGATGAAGGTACACCCTTTAAAGAGCGTCCAACGATCTATCGCGGAAGCGGCCGAAGCCACAACACCCAGAACCGTTGCGTCGTCCGTTTGAAACGGAAAGATGCAATCAACAAAGGAGTTACGAGTCGTGCCACCAGCAAGCTCAACCGTCGCGTTCGCCGCACTACGGGTAACCGTATCACCACCCAACGTGCAGTTAATGAACGAGTGCTCACCACCACCGTCGAGCTTCAAGGTACGAGCGTTGGCACCGCCTGCAGAGGCAGCATCGGCCATACCGTAAAGGTTAACGTTCGAGTAAGCGTTACGCGAACCCGAGTCGGTCCAAGCGATCATCGCGGCGTTGCCCGTGGAGAATCCACAGAAGACCGAGAAGTTCGCAAAGTAACAACCCGAGGCGGTCACATTTACAAACGCGGTTGCGTTGAAGGTCGCGGCGGTGTAGGTACCCGAGGGAGGAGCAATACGAGCACGCTGGGCCACTGCAGTGGGAGCACAGACGCCGATCAAGTGCGTAGCGTCTTTATTCCAGTTCAGTGTACCCGTGGTGGCTGTAGAATCGATCCCCTGCGCCAGCGCCGTCGAAAGACGGGCGGAGCCAGAGGCTGCACCATTGCCAATAAGAACCACGACGTCGTTGTTGCCTGCCGTGCATTTTGCGAGAGCGCCATAAAGGGTCTTGAGGGGCAGCTCAACGCTGCCCTCATTACCGTCGGCACCATTCACGGGATCTACAAAGTAGTAATTACCCGTGAACGGCAAGCCGCCGATAGTTCCAAGAACCGGCACCCCGAAGCTAGTAATCCCGTTGGGGAAGTTAGTCAGGGACATGGTCGTTCTCCTTTAAACGCCGGGTGTGCCGTATATGGCACGGGGGTCGGTAAAGCCGAGATCGTAACGCTCGGTGGCCTTGTAGCGCATCGAGTCAGTTTCGAAATCGCCTTCCATCGTCTTCTCCAGACCACGGCGCATCATGAGCTTCATGCCCTCAGGAGCGTCGGTCTGCACCCACCAAGCGTTGGCGGAGGTAAGACGGGAAAGAACAGCGGCACCCTCGTCGAGCAAGCCGATTGACTTGATCGGGTTGATGTCGTTGTTGGCGTTACCAGCACGGAGAACGGACTTGAGCAACACTTCTGCCTGGAAGACGTTGCCGGGGGCCACGACGAGCTGTCGGGGAACCAAGCGAATCTTCTTCTGGTTGTTGTCCACGGCCTGTCGGATCTGAATGAGCATTTGCTCAAGCGAGGTCTGGGACAGGTTTGCGGGGGTGGTCAACAGGTTGCTGAAGGTACCATTCACGATGGGGTGAGAAGCCGAGTTCAGCTGGACACCATCACCGCCGGGGTAGGACGAGTTAAACGCACGGTTCAAAACGTTAGCCGCTAGCGTTTCCTTGGTCTCGATCAGAGACTGGGCGAGGTGCTTCGCATAAACCTGACCAATACGGATGTGGTCGCCGTCCTCAACAAGCACTTTGGTCAATGCGAAGGCGAGGCCATACACATTGTAGACGTAGCGCTTGAGGAAGAGTACACCACCCTGCTGGTACGAAACAGGGGTTCCGTCGGGCAGTTGAGGTGCGGCGCCAAAGCCGTAAAGCACTGGCTCTTCGTGGTAGTTGCGGGGGATCCCTTGCTCCTCACGGAACACTCGGGACCATTCGTCTTTACGTTGATCATAGACTCCGTCGAAGCATTCGTTGAGGATTGGTTCAACAATACTTCTAAAGTCGGTACTGCGCATCGGGGCTGCCATTTTTTATGCCCTCCTTACACGGCTGTGCCGGCAACACCAGCGAACTGGTATTCGGCGATTTGAGCACGAACAATGACAAAAGGATCGCCCCATGCATTGTCAGGATATGGAGCAAGGTCAACGATACGCATGACCGCTGCATTTCCTGCACCTGCGGGGGTAATACTTAATGTCGCCTGAGACAATCCTGTGGTGGTCGATCCAGCGGTAACGTTGCTGAAATCGAATTCATCACCGATTGCGAGTTGGGACAGTGTCCCGTCGGTTTGGATCTCGTAGACGATCATGGGGTCGCTGTAGTAGTAAGCGACTACGGAACCCGTCTGGAAAGACTCATTGGCGGGCCAATAGTTGGATACTCGACGACGACCAGTTGAATCCGTCCACTCAACGCCCGCAAAGGCACCGAGGAAGGGGTCACTGGCACCGGCTACAACAATATAACCGGCGGTGTCCATCTTGACGGGTTGCCCCTTCAAAATGGTGGTGGCATAACCTGCCGAAACGTTTCCGGTAGTGGAAACGGCTTGAATTCCGTTAGCAAGCGCTTGAGCGCGGTCCAGACCAGTAGGGTGGAACGCAGGGCGCAAACCGAACGGAGCGCTAGTCGCAGACATAGCTTTTCTCCTTAGGTAAAGTGTACATGATCGCTACCGTCTTCATGTGAAGGCCGGTGCGGGTTTGGGTCGATCCATCTCTTCAATGCCTTCGCCTTCAACCATTCCCAGCGGTCGCCCACGGGAGTCGCGCGGTAGGTTCTCAGCTTGAACCCGAATTTTATCGGCCTCGTCCTGAGGAGCGTAGTGGTGAAGCTCTTCCATAATCGACTGGTAAACGTCTTCCGGTAGTTTATAGAGTAACATTTCATTGCAGGCTACGAACCCTTCGTGCTCCCCGGCTTTAACTTTGTAGTTCTCAAAGCCCGGCACTTCCTCGATTCGGACCGGCTGATAGCCCATACGCATACGCTTGTGAATGGGGTCATACCCATTCGTGGTTGAAAGCCAGCACAGATGGAACCCCGGAATGTCCGGTGGTTTAGGGAGGGATTCTTGAATCCACTCACTGCGGAACATCCTACGACGCTCCTGTGCGCTTGCCATATCATCAGTAGCTGCACCACGTAAACTTACGTCCTGCGATGCGCGGGACTCCCGGCCACCTACTGATAAATCTTTTTTGATTCGATCGTCTTTCATTTCCTTATCCCCTCGTCGTGTTCATGCGGTCGTATTCCATGTACTTACGGATCATCTTTTGGCGCTCTTCCATGTTCTCCCATCGCCCCGCATCTTTGATGGCGCGAACACGCTCGGGTGACAACCTGAATTCGTTGCCGCCGGCAGATCTTGAGCTTTCCCTTCCTGACCCTGTAACCACTTGGCGAGGTCTCCTTGGTGAAGACGATGATTTCTCATCATTCCGCGTATTATAACGGTGCGGGAGGTATTTTGTCAATCTATTGTCTAACTCCTCCCAGTAATCCTCGGTGGTCGGATCCCATCCTTCGGCCGTAAGGGCCTCGTCGATCTTGACCGTGACTTGGGAGTCCATATCCTTTCCCTGGGGGTCGTACCAGTCATTCCGGGCCATCCAGTCGGAAGCTAACCGTTTGAGCCGGGGGTCGGGTGCTTTCGGGACCGAGGAAGCCTCCTGATTGCTTACTGCCTTTTTCTTGAGGGATTCGAGCGCCTCGATCTGGCGCCGAGCCTCGTACCACTGCTCCTGCGCCTCGGCCAAACCGGTCCCGTCGGCCACCTCGGTAGATTTCTTGATCTGCATTTTGGCGTACTGCAGCTTCAAATGCCCGTCTTCGATCGCCTTGTCCAGTCGAGCCATATCCGAACCCGCCGTCCGCTTTTCCAAGACGGCCAGCCGCTCCGCCATCTGCTCGTTCTGGCGTTTCAGCGAGTTTATCAGCTGCGTCGACTCGGTTTGACGGGCGCGCTGGAGCTGCTTCTTGAGCTGTCGCTCCTCCCGACGCGCCGCTCGAATCGCTTCCCGGTCCGGATCGCTGTCCGAAACCCCCTCGGAACTATCTTCCGACCCCTCGTCGCGGTCGTCCGAATCGTCCGAGTCCTTCGAAAAGTCTTCCCGAGTGCCCTGAGGGGATTTCTCACCCTCCGGAAGTTGCACTACAGCCGAGCCGTCCCGCTCCTCGGCCACTTCTAACGTTTTGTCTTGGTCCGTCATAGGAATGCCCTCACTTTCAATGGGTCTCCGGTGACCTTCGCGATCACCTCATGGTCGTTGAATACTGAAAAGAGTGCGGTCTCGCCCTCGTTGGGGTCCCCAAAGGGCACCTCCCACCGGTCTCCACCCCACTTCGGAAGTCGAACAAAGTCGCCGACCTGCACCCAACTGCCCTCGGGCCAGGGTTCAAGGGTGTCTCGCTTCTTGAAGGCCAACGGCCCCAGCGCGATCACCCTCGCGACCTGATTGTTCCACTTCTCGGTCTCTTTAGTCTCTTCGACGAGAACAATTCCCGAGTTCGTAGTCTTCTTGATCGTTTGTCTCCACTGTACCAAAATCCGTCCACCGACAGGTACAGCACCCGGGTCTACCGCAGGAAATGCATCCTGCAACGCAGCTTCATTCGAAGCAACCGGTTCATTCATCTTCATTGGGTTCCTTTAAGATATTGTCGAGTATATCCAGAGCTTTCTCAAGCCCTTGATACTGGCCCACGAGCCGTTGGTACGTCTCGAAATTGACCGCGTGGCCCTCGACGAGTGACTGCGAAATACGCGCCTGCTCGGCTTTGCACATACCGATGAAATCCGAGGTTGAGCGCACCATACTACTTGGATGTCTTCATGCGGGCGAGAGCACCCGAAGACGACTTCTCACGGTTGTTCGAACGGTTTTTAGTCGCCGATTCACCGCGTGCTTGCATGGACGAACCGTCCACTTTTGCACCCATTGCCATCCGCTTGTGGTAAGGGACGGCTTCAGACATTTGCTCCTGGTCAGACGTTGCCATTTGGTGGCCTCCTTAATAGGTCAGTTGCCCCTTGCAGGGCGGTTACCGCAGCCTGTTGCTGCTCCTGCTGCAGAGCCATGGTGTCCCGTGTGATCTCCGCAGTCTTAATCCGTTCGTCGGTAAGGTTATCGGCCGCGTTCAGCGCAATCTTGATCTGCTGCTCGCGGTTCTCATTCAGCGCCCGCTGCCGCAGCTCCTCGGCTTTCAGCTGCGCGTCGGTCTGATCTTTTGCCGCCCGCCGTTGCGTCTCGGCCATCGACGTCTGCAGGATCACCTGATCGCCCCCGTCCATCTGTGGCTTCGGCGCAAACGACTGCAACACCTGCTGCAGTTGCTGCAGCGCCGGCATAACCTTGGCGAACGACTCCTGCACGTCCATGATCGTGTGCTGCGAGGCGAGCGCGTAGAGCTTGTCGATGTCGCCCGTGATGCCGGCGACATGGTAGTCCTTGACCTTGCCACCGAGCGACTCCTCGACGTACCCGTTCATGTGGTTCATGTACCAGAGCATCAGGTGCTGCTTGAGGTGCTCCAAGCACATCGGCAGGAAAGTCCTGGCGATAATCAGGTTCGACCCCAGCATCGGGTTGAGCGCGTAGTCCAAGTGCGCCTGGATGTGTGCCAACTGGTTCTGGTGTGGGTACGCGTATGCGGCGCGACCAATCGACATCGCCGCGTTTTCCTCAGCGGCGTTTATCTCCATCGGCTCCGACACCGCCGGCATCAGTTCGGTGATATTCGGAATCTTCATTTGCTTCAGCGCCCGGTACACCACCGCCCGCTGGTCGAACAGCTGCGGGTACTCTTTCATGTACGCCATCACCGCCTGATTCTGCGCCATCCGCTGCGTCTCGGAGAAGATGTGCGGATCGGACACCGGGATCACGTCGGTCGAACGGTTAAAGTCCTCGCGCCGGATTTCCAACTGCGTCGGCATGTCGGGTCCGACCATCTCGTCCAAGTACCACCGGTCAATCCGCTGCAGGATCATCAGCACCCGGCGCTGCGAGTCGTGCAACCGGGCGTGAATGGCGGAGAACACCGCCGCGCCCTGCTCGATCAACGCCTGCGTCGTGCCTACCGGCGCGTTTGAGGTGATGTCGGCGATCTTTTCCTCCGAGGTCGTCACCACGCCTTTGGCTGCATTCGACAACCAGCCGAGCAGCTTGAAGAGCGTTTCGCTCGGAGGATTGAATGGCATCGGCATGGCGATCTTGCGGATGTCGTCCACGCCCGGCGCCCCTTCGATTTCGGTCACCTGCGTAACGTCCACCGATTGGGATTGGCCCGAAATCTTCGCTCCTTTGAGCTTGAGCATCGTTGCCGAATTATTGATGTGCGCGGTATCGAGCAGCGCACGTAACGCACCGGTCAATGCAGCCGAAAGACCTCCTATCAGGTGTGGTAACCCAATGGCGTAGGCACCACGCCACGGGATGAACTTGAACTCGACCACCCAGTCGAGCTTGCGCATCGTCGCGTCGCCCATCTCCCAGTTGCGGTACAGGCCCACCACCTCGGTGTCCAACTCATCAATCATCAGGATGTAAGGCGCGTAATCCCCCTTCGAATGCGAATCGTCCTCCAGCTCCAGATAAGTGTAAATATGGTAAACACGACGCACGCCATCTTCGTTTTCATTCGGCGATTTCCCCTCGACCTTGTCCGTTGCCTTTTGCGCTTCCGACAGCTCCGGCTCCATCGTGGCCCGAATGATCGAAACGTCACGGTAGAGGCCCGACGAGATGCGCTCCTCGAACGTGAACTGCGTGATGTCGTGAATCTCGGTGGCGCGCTGCGCGGAGTAAAAGTTTGTCGCGGCAAAAGGCAGCAGCACGTTGTCGATTGGGATGAACTCGACGCAAGGGCGCTTGAGCCGCTCATCGAACCAGACCTTCAAGAACTGCGAACCACCCAGCGGCAACTGCGTCAGCATCTGCTCCTGCTCGTCCCGGAACTCGGGGATCTGCTCGGTCAACTGCCAGTTCATGAAATCCCGCTTGCGCTCGGCCCGCCGCGTAAGTTCCTCGTTCGACTCCCCGAGGATCTGCGTTCGCACCGGCCCATCGGGTGGGAAAAGCTCCCGGATCGCCCGTGCCTCGAAGTCCACACAGGCCTCGGCCATTACCGGGTGTACCACCTTGCTGGCCCCTTGGAAGTCGGCACCACCCGGGGCGTCGTTACCCAGACCCGTGCGGCGAATGCCCTCCTCGTACTGCTTGTCGCGCTGCTTGCGTGCTTCGTGGTCCTTGTCGATCAGCTGCAGGTACCGCATTGCAAGACTTTTGAGTTCGTGCTCGGGCAACGTGTCGGCGAGATTCTGGTAAAAGTCCTGGTCATCGGTTGGCCCCTTGAACTCCTCCATCCGCACAATCGCGGATCCATCCGGCTGCTCTTCGACCTCGGCGAACTCCTCCTCGATGTCGACCATCATGCCGCCGTCGTCCTCCTCGGGCGCACCCTGCTGCATCGGGTCGAACTGCTCGTCCTCAGGCATTTGTGGTTGGGGAAATTCGATTGCCATAATTTAAGGTTCCATTGAAAGGTCGCTGATGTCTCGCGCGGCCTGTTTTAATCCTTCGTACATTTTAGGATCGGCACCCCGAATTTCACGTAGTGCCGATTTAATACCCGTGCCTTCCGGCACGTTGAGCATCGAGCGCATATTGGCCAACGGTCCGGCTTGATCCGCGAACTCATGCATAAAATCGGTAGGTGCACGCATCAGGTCCGACAGGTACAACACCTCGAAATCCTGTAGATCCGGACGGACACCGGCGGCGAGCTTTACCAAATCCTCCTCGCTCATCCCACGAGCGAGTGCCTGAGCGATCAGACCTTGCAGTGTGGAAGAACCGGCGGGTGGTGCGATGCTGCGCGCAAGATTCATGGGCGAGCTGGCCATCTGCATGAGCGAACCCAACGCACCGCGCGGTGCCATGGCGTTTGCTGCCTGCCCTGCACCGGCACGCAATACGTCACGACGCGACATCGGGATGTTCATAGCCTCGGTCATGGAGACCGACGTTTCGCCCTTCTTCGGCGCGGTCTTAACCTCCTCCTTGACCACGACCTCACCGGGCTTGGGTGTCAGGTCCTTGGGCAGCCCCATCGCGGCGCGGCGTTTCGTATCGGTCGGCTTGCTGCCGCCTTTGAGCACCTCGACCAGAAAATCGACGACCTTGCCGCCTTTCGAGTAGCCATTTTGCTCGTAAAGCAATGCGAGTTCAAGGGGATCATACTGCATAAGGGTTCACCTTCGTGCGTTGCTCGTCCTCGTCGTAGTACTCGTCCTCGACGGGCGCGGGGTCAATGGAAAGGAAAGTCAGGTCGCGCAACAGCCGCAGCGCCTGCGAGGTCGTGTCGGTCAGGTCGTCGCGCTGCGACTCAGGGAAGGAGCAGACCTGCGAGACCAGCAGATCCGCCCAATCGCGTGGCTGCCCCGGGTGCACGGTGGACTCGGGAATGTAGACGCGGCCTCGGGCGATGATGTTGGCCACGAGGTGCAGCCGCTGGACCTTGTCCGCTCGGCCCGGGTTGTAGGCGCGGCACGGGATGCCTGCGCGCTGCAGGTCTTGGATGATCGAGATGCCTGCGGCCTTGTCCTCGACCAGCACCATGTCGACCTTTTTGCCCGGCTCGCCGTAGATCGACTGGTACTCGTCGATGATTTTGGGGCGAAGATCGGGGTAAGCCAGGAAATCCTCCCAGCAGTCGAGCAACATGGCACAAAAGGGCGAGTCGTCGTCCGGTCGGAAGATGCCCCAGACCGAGCAGGCGGTCGGGTCGTTGATCGTCTTTTCCGTGTAGGCGCAGTCGTAGGACTGCAGCACGTACACGAACTCGGGGAATTCGCGCTCGGCGGGCCACAGCCGGAACCAGTCGCGTTTGATGATGCCGTAGTCCTCGGGGTCAATCACCTCGGCGTACAGCTCCTGGCGTCCGATTCGGGTGCCCTCGTACTGCGCGATAATTTCGTCGCGAAAGGAAGGTGCGAGATTCACGAAATTTTCGTGCGTCGTGCCGGTCGTCATGTACGTGCGCTCGTCCTCCATCAGCCGACGCACGATGGGAATGGGCTTGGGCGTGGTGGTGACCACACCGCGTGGGTGCACACCGAGGCGCAGTCCGAACATCAGGTTCGACCACATCTCCTCGGGGTTGCGGAACTTGGCCAACTCATCACACCAAAAAAGGTCGTGCTGCGGGCCTCGCAGCGTCTCGGGGTCATTGTCCGAGTAGATGGTGGCAATCGCACCGTTGGGCCACTCCAAGCGGCGTTTCGATGGTACGAACGTCGGCTTGCATTTTGGGTGCGAGATCGCCAAGATCCCCGACTCACCCTCGACCATCACGTCCCGGGCGTCGCCTGCGTCCTCGGCGATCAGCGCGATGCGGCCGGCCAGCTTGTTCTCGACGTGGTAGCGGACGAACTCGGCACCGCAGCGGGTCTTGCCCCACCCACGGCCGGCGAGGATGAGCCACGTGACCCACCAGTCCTCCTCCGGGATCGTCTGGTTCGGGCGTGCCCACGTTGGCCAATCGTAGTAAAGCTCCACGACCTCGGGACCCGAGAGGTCGGCGACGAACTGGTCCCAGTGCTCGGACTCAGGAGTCAGCCGATTCTTGCGTCTTTGATTTCGCGTTGAGCCGACGGGCAAGTTGATCACGCAATCCCTCAATGTTTACGTTCGTGTCCAGTGATCCCGACACATTCATATTGACGTCTTTGGCACGGAACCGCGAGTCGTACCCCATAAGCGTGAACTGCAGCAGCGAGTCCGAGTATTTTTTGATCCGATGCCCGGTGTCGTTGCCCTGATAGAAAATCGGCTCATCAATGCCCACCACCGAACGACGAAAGGCCTCGGCACGCATCACGTCGACCATTTCGTCCGACACCGAGTTCACCATCGCGTCGAACAGCGGGTGGTCGTGTCTCCAAGTCTGCATCGTAGTCCGAGCCACGTTGGCCTTTTGGTAAGCGTACCGCATCGAGAACCGCTCGTCCTGTCCATCGCGAAACTCGGCCAAAAAGACCAGCATCTTCCAGGCCTTTGTCTCCTCGTACTGCTTGAGTCGACCTTTTGCTACCGCCGACGGCTGGTTGCACGTCAGCGAGGAAGCGTCCAAGCACGAGGAGCTTTCAGGGATCCTCGCACGAGTCCGGCGAATTTCGTCCAGTAGCACTTGCAGTGAGCACCCGGCGCGCCGCTCGTATTCGGCGACGGTCTCGGGTCCGAGTTCCTCGATGGAAATGTAACCATCGTTAAAGTGTCCAGTAACCATGCACGGATGGTACCACAGCGGAGCAACAGGTGTCAACTGGCCGGCAAGAGGTCATAGTCGAGAGCTATAAGAAGAGGCGGGGCGATAGTTGCAACACCAAACGCACCGGAGGATCGATAAAAGTAGAGACTATCGGGTGGGAAGATTCGATAGTTCGAGTTAATAACAATCGCGCACGTACGTGAGGGGATTGTAGGAGAGGTGGGGTTATAAGAGAGAGACAATACTTGGCGTCTAGAAGCACCCCGGCGTGCCTCTTGTGTTCCACAATGATGGAACAGCAATGGAACAGACCACTGCTCGAAGCTCGGCTTCCGACGGGCTTTTTCGGAAATTGTTCCGTTGTTCCACCGTTCCATCATTACCCCCATATATCTGTCGCAGCTTTGCGACAGGATCATACCCGCGTGCGCATGTAACAAAGGAACAACTGTCCGAAGCTTCTTTTTTGACGGGGGGTTTCGCTGTTCCATCTCTGTTCCATCAAGGTGGAACGGTGGAACGCTTTGCGGGTGCTGCTCGACTACGTACTGCATTTTGTGGCGCGTTCCTCGCGGCGGGCGCCACAAGACCACAGATTCAAGTGTACCACGACTCCTTCAGCCGGTCAAGTATCTCCTGCCCGGTCCCGTGTTTCCACGACACCGAACACCAGTCGTACCGACGCCGAAAGTGAAAGAGCGAAGCTGTATTTTGTGCCTCCAGCGCCTCCCGGGCGTCGAGCACGTAGATGCGGTCGGTACCGGTGAAGTGGACGACGACCCAGACCGGGACTCCGGCGGCCGTGTACCTGCGCGCCCAGTCCTGCTGCCCGGCGGTCCAGTTCGAGAGCCGCCACGGGGTTTCGAGCCGCAGCGGCGGGTTGTAGACTTTAAGCTCCACCCACCCGTGGATCTCGGGGTGGGCGAAAAAGACGTCGGGCGAGGATTTCTCGACCCGGTTTTCGATGCGAGTCGCCACCCACACCCCGGACATCAGGTGCGAGAGGCGGTCCCAAAGCCGTTGCTCCGGGAGTCGCATTATGCGGCCATCTGCATGCCCTCGGCGGGCGGGTTGAACTCGGCGAATCCGATGGGAAGCACCATTGCGATACGACTGGCAGGCGTCAAGATCAGGTCGCCGACCGAGACCGAGACCATTGAGCGGCCCGGGTAGCGCTTGATGTGCGACTCGGGTCCGACGTTGCCGATCTCGTACACGCCGTCGAGCGACTGTGCACTGATTACACCAACCAGCGTAAAGGCCATGCCCATCCGGCGGTTGAAATCAGCGAAAGCGGCGTCGAGCTTTTCCTGCCGCTCGTCCTCGTGAATCGATCGGTCGTACATCACCTCAGCGAGCGAGTTGGTGAACTCACGGACCGCGCTGTGGTTTTCGCGGTAGTCGGCGTTGTCCTGGAGCTGAAACACGTAGTAGTCTTTGTAATTGGGCTTGTTCATCTGTCTGTCCTCTATCGTTTGGTTAAAAGAACCTCTATTATAACACGGGTGGAACATTTTGTCAAGTACCTATACGCGGACCTTTTCGATCACCCGTCCGAGCCGGTCCACCGCCACCCGGTGGTGCCCGAGCCGCTGCAGCTCCTTGCGTGCGTACCGTTTGCCCACGCCGTACATGGCCTCCGAGAGCGTCCCGGACTGGTACCGGCACCATTGGTCGTGCCATGCCTGCGCAAGGCCCTTCGCGGCCCGATCCCGGGCCTCGTCGTACAGGGTGGGCATTTCGTATTCAAGCCTATTTGGTGTGTCCACGATTATCGTCCTTTGTAGTGAAGCACGGCGTCCTCGCCGAAGAACACCCCGGCGATCGCATCCACGGTCATGTAGCCTTCGGTGTCTGCCGCGCCGTAGACCTGGAATCGCTCGAGCACTAGGTGCGCGAACTGCAGCGCAAGCGCCGGTTCCTGCTCGTGGTAGTTGAACGCCTGCGCGACTTCGAGATTCAGGATTCGGGCGATTTCGTTTCGTCCCGGACCACCCGACTGCGTGGCCGGCACGTCCTCGTCGAAGAACAGACCCCATTGGTCGGCGGTCAGATCCAACCGCATCACACGGGTGATTTCGATGTCACTAGGTGTTAGGGTGTCGTTCATGTAGTGCATTTTGTGTGGTGTCCTCTATCGGTTGATCGAAATACAATTATAGCACAGGTGGGGCATTTTGTCAAGTACCCCACCCGGCCTGTGTGTTACTGCCCTTTCAAGAAGGCGCGCACCCGGTTGCCGAGGTTCATGCGCTGCATACCGGGGTTCAGGTGCTCGTACCGGGCCTTCAAGCCCTCGACCGACTCGTTCAGCACGCCGGCGGCGTAGGCGTAAACGCGGGTGAGGTCCATGCCGCGCAGCTTTGCCGCGACGTCGTCGCCGTTGTCGACCGACAGCACGCCATCCTGGCGGCGGTACTGCTTGTAGAACTGCAGGTAAAGCGCGTCGACCTTGCCGTTCTTGCGCTCCGAGAGTGGCTTGCGTGCACGGGGTGCCCGTGGAGCCGTCTCGCCGGTCTTCTTTGGGGCTGACGCCGCTGATGCGGGCACTGGTGCCGGGCGGCGTGCGTTGGCGGCACCGAAGGCCTCCTCTGCGGTCACGGCCGTATCGGGTGCGTCCACGTAGGTGAACTGCGCGCCACGGAAGGATTTGATCGTGCCGTCGCCCATGAAAACGCGGACCCAAGCGCCACGACGCTCAGCGATTTTGTGGGTGGTGCCGGTGAGTGTAAGCTTTACGTATTCAGTGTTCATCTTTAATGTCCTCTATCGTGTTGTGAATGGAAAACTACCGAACCTCTATTGTACCACAGGTGGGATACACTTGTCAAGTACCCCCCTCTTTTGCTTCCATACAAAATATACTTGCCCGGGATAAACGGTGCGGGCGAAGGCGATCGCCGCCGCCTTCGTCTTGAAGGTCCGAGGGTGTGGAGTACGGGTGTTCTGCCCGAGGAGCCAAATCGTCGCCATTATTTTGTCTCCTCTGTCGTAAAGTCGATCTCGGCGTCCGAGTAATTATTCAACCAGTGGCGCACCACCTCTTCGGGATCCCAATCGCAGATGCGGGGTTGCTTGCCCACCAGCACGTCCACGAGGTCCTTACGGTCGGTGTAGTAGCCATCGATCACGTACTCGGAGGCGACCGTTCGAAGGATTTCGTTCCAGGCCCTCGGGTGGTGCTGCACGAAAGCGTCGTGCGTCCCGCCCCAAATGCCGATGTTTTCCTCGGGGAAGACCTCTTGGTACCGCAGCAACAGCGGCAGGATCTCCTCGCCGAGCATGGTTTCGATCACGTCCTCCACGTACGCGTTGCGGTTCCAAACCTCTGCCGCCTGCACGATCCGTTGCATGGCTTGGTATCGGTGAATCTGTCCCATTATACGCGCTCCTCTTGGTGGTGAAGGGACAAAATACCCGCGCAGTCGTAGCTCTTCACCGCCTCGATGATAGCGGTGGCGGTCTCGTCGCGCATTAGCTCAACACGATCCATATGGTTCGTGTCCGCCGTCGTGCTGTACAGGGACCACGCACGGCGTCCCTCGCGACGGAGGCGAAAAACGATATTTGGCTGTACGTTCTCCGAGTCTCGCAGTCCGGCGCCGTACGGGTGAAGTGTGTATATACTGTCCCCCTCGAATCGCTCACGTCGAACGTGGATCGTCATGTGCTGGGTGATGTGCATATCTCTCATTGCTTTGTCCTCTATTTTGTGATTAACGAACCTCTATTATAACACGGGTGCTACCATTTTGTCAAGTACCCTTTTAAAAAGGCGTGTCGCGGGCGGATAGCGAGTCCGGGAAAAGGACTCGGGGGAGAGGATGTGACCGTCCGGCCTCCGGACCTCGCCCACGACACCGGGGAAAGCGTTTATGCGGCCAGCAGCTCCAGCGCTTTCGTCAATGCGCGGTCTTTTAACCGTGCACCCGACCCGAACCACGCGGATTGCAACCGCGAGTCGTTCGACGCCGCCTTGCGCTCGTGGTCCACCACCCGGGTGAAGGCATTCACCAGTCCCCAAGCGGTGCCGGTGGCCGTTTTGGTGCTTTGGCCCACGCCGTTCAAGTAAATTTCGGTCACGAGCTTCAACATTGGGCGGTGGGCCTCCAAGTCGATCGTGTCCTCGTTCGGGTAGAGCACGTCGAGGAAGAACCGCGTGGCCTCCTCTTTCGATACGTGACGCTTGGACAACTCCACGGCGTCCTTCTTGAATGCATCCCACGAACCGCCGATCAGCCCGAGTTGCGTTTTGATCCGCTCGGGGTTGAACTGGGTGGAATGCGGGATTCGCACCTGCCCCTCGGCGTTGCCGGTGGCCATGGTCAGCGTATTGTTGCACACCACCCGCACGGTGGTGAATTGGGCGAGGTTCGAAAGCGAGCCGTCGCACGATGACGCCAGCAGCACGTAGGGCAGCACGCGGTCACCGCCGCCGACATCGAATGAGTCGTCCGCCTTGGCCAACGCCCAATAGGTGGCACCACCACGCAGCTGCCCGGCGGTCTCCATCCGGAACCCACCGATTTCGATCAACTCGCGGAAGAACTCCATCACCTGCCGGGGCTGCGTGATGTTGTAATTGCTGCTCATCACCGAAAGCGGGCAACCGTTGTCCGACCGGTACAGCGCCCACCGGTTCGGCACTCGACGGGTAGCGACCGGGTGGTCCTCCTCGTCGCGCTGCTCAAAAAAGACCGGGGCGCGTTTCACATCCCAATTAAAGCCCGCTCCCTCGATCCAGGTCTCAAGCGGTGCGTCCGCGTCGAGTGCCTGTCCAAGTCCATGCCAAGGCAACTGCCCGGTGTAGGCCATTGCTGCTTCACCGTTTGCTTTGAATGCTAGTTCGTGTGCCATTTGTACGTTTCCTCTATAAGTTATTAAAAAGAACCTCTATTATACCACCCACGAGGGGTGGCTGTCAAGCGTCGTCTGATTACACCAGCTCCATCTGTCGCAGGTTCATGATCTCGACTTCGCGCGAGTGCGTGGCGATCCATTCGGCACCAAGCAGGTCCCGGACTTGGTCCATGTCGACCTGCGGTCGCGTGGTGAACACCACCTCGATCTGGTTAAACTCCCCGGCGTAGATCCCGGCGCCATTGGCGCGAAACGCCTCTTTTAGGACCTTCTCGCGTGCGTTCAGCGATTTCAGCTGGTCGCGGATTGCGGCGAGTTCGTCCACCATGGCTTCGGTGATCACGGGTACTTTAGCTTTCTTGGTCATCTCTTTGTCCTCTATCGGTTGTTAAAAAGAACCCCAATTATAGCACGGGTCGTACAATTCTGTCAAGTACCCCTACCATTTAGGCGCACAGGACACATCAAGCACTATTTCGCTCGTATACCCGTTCACCCGGCGCTTGCCGTAGATCATAGCGGCGCGCAGCCCGTTGGACTCGCACTCTTTTACCGCGTAAATCACCTCGTTGCGTGACATCGGCTGGATCTTGCTGTCAATCACCAACTTCTGGTCTGCCCGGGGTTCGTCCTTCGAGAAGGTGCTGCACCCGGTGGTGATCCAGCCCATGCTGCAAGCAAAAAGAAATGTAAACATTGATCGGCCTCGCATTTTTCGTTCTCCTTAATCGAATCGTTGAATGGGTTTCGTGTTGCGGAATGCGTCTTCCTGCTCCATGACCGTCCGGTACTCGCGCGCCGAGGCCTCCACCTGGTCCTCGTCCACTCGCTGCAGCTGGTCGGCCACAAGCTTTGCATACCCGGCGATATCGGTCCAGGAGTCCGCGTAGTACGGGTCGCCGTTGACGATGCGGGCGAGTTTATGACAAATCATCTCGATCGCCTCGCGCTGGTAGTCCTGCATCGCCACGAGTTCCGCCACATCGCGTTCCGCTGACCGCAGCACGGTCTTGAGCCGTTGCGCGATCTTTGCTTGCTCCGCAAAGTCTCCGTAGCGCGCCCCGCGCTCGGCAAGTATCGTACCTATATCTGTACCCATCTCTATACCCCTTTCTATACTCGAAACGTTAAAATATACCTCTATACCCATCTCTATACCCGGCTCTATACCCACGAGCCGGGCGAACTACCACACACTACCCTAATGCTGCGTCGTGCTCCCGGAACGGGTAGTCGTACGTCTCCTCTCGCAGTCGGCGCTGCTCAAGCATTCGATTGTACATCTCGTTGAACTGCTCGAGCTGTTCCGGTGAGGGCGACCCCCCGGCCGGCACCCCGAGCTGCCGCATGATCATCTCGACCAGCGGGTCCGGCGTGGGTGCCTCGACCGGCGTGGGTGTTGGTGGCCGGATGGCGGAAAGTCCACCGGCTTTGTACTTGCGTACCCCGCCTCCATGCTTGTATCGTCCAAAAAAGCCTGAGGGGTCAACACCCTTTGTGATCTCCTCCACGATCTCGTCCGGCGTCATCTGCTGCTTCAGCCCCTCGACCGCCGCCTCCACCGTCCGCGCCCGGCCCAGTGCACCGGGACCGAAAGCGCCTTTGACGTTCGAGGCCTTATCAAGTTCTCGCAGGTCCTCGGCCGAGATGATCTTGCGCAGCATACTCAGGTCGCCCGGATGCACGGTGTTCTTCAGCGCCGCGTAGGCGTCGGGTCCCAGCAACGCCGAGCGCATAGCGTTGGTAAGCCCCAAGTACCCGGTCGCAACCGAAGGGTCGCCAACGCCGGTTTTGGCCAGTTGGAGCGCGTCGAAATTCATCGCCTGCGAGGCCAAATCCCGGTCGCCGAGCAGTTGAGTCAAGTACTCCAGCTGCAGGTCCGAAGTGTCCAGTCCCCGACCGCCTAAAACCCTCTGCCCGATCTGCTCGCTCGACACCCCGATACCTTTGTCCGACATTGGCATCACGTTGCGAAAATCGCCCCGGGCGATCCCGTAGTTCGCCGCGTTCAGCGGGCGGCGCAGGACGTTGCGCGAAGTCAGGATGTCGGCCACGTTCACGTCCCCTTGCCCTCGGGTCATGTCGTATGCCAGCTGATATCCCTGTGCTCCGATATCGGGTGGTGCCTGCGTCGTGGTCAGGTGCCGAGTCACCGGCCCTCGTCCGAGTGTTCGCTGTGCTATCGTCGGCGACTTCTCTGCCTGTTTAAGCAGGTACTCGATTGAGGGGTACATATTAAGCGCTCCCTCTAGCTGTTCGTCCTGCTCGATCGAAAACTTACCGGTAGGAGTCCGCCGTTCCACGGGCTTGGCCAACTCCTCGGGCGTCATAAATCGGATCTCGGCGTTTTTAGGCAAGCTGGACGTCTCCACCGGCGCGGTCTTCATCCCGTACTGCGTACCCGGGACGCGCGAGCGACTTACAATATCCGCCACGGCGGGCGCCCCGGTGCGGTAGCGCCCAAGCATCCCCTCACGATTGTAAAAATCGACGATCTCCTGCGGCAGCATCCCCTCGGTCAACCGGCGTTTAGCTACCGGTACCTTAGCCGCCTCGGGAATCTTCTCCACGAGCTTCTCCTCGGTCTTGCCGATCCCGCGCAGAAGATCAAACAGGGAGAGCGCTACTTTGCTTTTGCTCATTCAACACCTCGTCCGAGATTCGTAGGGTCTGCAGATGGATGTCCACCACCTGCTGCATGGGCGTCGAGTAGCCGCCGGCGAGATTCCACACCACCGGGATCTTCTCCTCCAGCGCCACCTTGAATATCGCCCGGTCTCTGCATGCTAACCCTTCGAGTGATAGGTACCCGGCGTTGTAGGGATCCTCGATCCACGCATCTGCGCCGGCCTGATAGAATATTATACCCGGCTTGTGCCGCTGAATCAATCCCCAGACCCAGTTGTCCCACATGTTTTGATTCCAGTGCTCCATGTTCGAGGCGAACCCCCGGCCCCGGGTGACGTTCACCACGTACCGCTCCAGCCCCAGCACGTCGGTGATGTCGTCCGTCCCGTCCCCGAGGTGGCCGTCGCCGTCCAGGATCAGCACCTTGCCGCAGCGCTCCATCACCTGCGTCGCCGCGATCATCAGGCCGTTGAAGGTACAGTACCCGTACCCGTTGTCGTAGTGCGCGTGGTGGAACCCCTGCGTGGCCGAGCAGGCAATGCCACCGTGCTCCAGCACATCCAGCGCGGCCGCGAGGAACCCGGCGTTGGAGTACCGCAGCGACTCGTTCACGGTGGCGTTGCGGTTGCCGAAGCCGTTGACGCGGCGCAGGCTAAAGACATCCGCCACGTAGTTCGGGGAGTGCGCACGGTGGAAATGTCGGTCCTCGAACGGCTCGAAGTCGGTGATCGGCTCGCGTCCGGACTGCTCGACGAAAAGCGGGATCTTGCTCAACGACACGAAGTCGTAGGTCGTGCGTTGCTTAGGGGAGAAGTAGAGCGGGGTCATGGTCGGGTGTGTCCTCTATAAGTGTTGATGAATGCCCAATTATAACACGGGTTGCATACTCGAGTCAATGGCTGATGGCCTTAAACAGCTTTTCGCATTTCGTACAGTAACGCCGGGCGGGCTTCCACAGACATTTGGACGCGCACCGCTTGCACTGCATCCAGCGCCGTTTCACTGCCGGCGCGTCCACAGCTCCAGACACGCGGCGTCCAACTCGGGCGACACGGGATTCAGCCGCAGCACGTCCTCTTTCCCCCGGTTGTACATCTCGATTAGTGTTTCGGCCCTTACCAACTCAGTGTCGGTCGGCGCCGAATACCCGTTCCGATCCATTAGCTTGTCGCCCGCGATGACGGTCATGATACCCATGGTCCAACCGAGCGTCCAAAGCGCGAATTTCTCCTCAATCATGAGTTCTTCTCCTCTATGGCATCTAAATCGTCGACCTCTACAATCACGTCCGGCTTCGGGCACAGGTTAAACGGGTCGTGGTACCAGTTGCCCGGCAGCAGCACTCGATAGCGTGACCGCGACCCCCGACCGTCACCGGCCAGCTTTTCGGCGTACCCATCGGCCACCATCCGGTCCAACAGCCGCTTCGCGTACGTCTGCGTTACCTTGTGCCGTTTGGCGTACCCACTCGTTGTACACTCAAATCGCGTCGCCGGCATCGTCCTTCTCCTCGCGCAGTTCCAGCATCATCTGCCGCTCATCCTCCAACGTCTCCAACGCCGTTTCAGCACTCTCCCGGGTCGTGAATCGGTAATTGCATACCGTACACTCGCGACGCCGTCGAGTAGTGTTCGCCTTATTCTGGTAAGTAGTCGTAACACGCGTTACCCCTTCACACTTTGGACACTTCATAGAAATACCCTTTCACGGATCACGCGCTCGCAGACCAGCTGCGCGGCGTGGTACAAATGCAGATCGGGGAAGTCCTCGACCGAATCGTTAGCAAGTTCGCGGATCGAGCGGTAGATGTTCGCAAGTACCTCTTGCGCGTGCGACCCCAAGCCATTGTCCTGCAGGAAGTACGCCGCCTCAATCATGTCGGCGATCTTCACTATCGCCCCGATTGGGGTGCCCCGCACCCGGGCGTGCATCTCCGAGTACTCCTCGTCCGCAATCCGCTCGGCCTCTTGCACGATCTCGGCCCCACCCGCCTGCCGTAGGCATTCCTTGAACGGCGTGGCCAAATCCCCGGTCTTGACTTCGATCAAGTCGTGGTACATGGCCCAAAAGATCAGTTCTAACCGCTGGTGCGGATCATCCAGCCCCGGCCATTGCGCTAGCAGCGCGAGTTCGCCGGCAAGCGCACAGACGTGGAACGAATGCTCGGCCAGCGTCTGCGGCCGTGCCGTCTGCACGATTTGCCACCGGTTGACGTGGCCCGCCCGTAATTGATCAGTTAACGTTAACATATTCCGACACTTTCATTCGTTCTACCAAGTCCGCCACTTGGTCCGGCGTGAGCTGTTTGTCGTACCCCTCCTCCTGTGCCATCATGTGGAACTTCGTCGCAGCAACGGTGAGTGCCGCGTTCCAAGTGGCCACGGTGGAGGCGACAAGTCGGAACCGCATCTCGGGTGACTGGTCAGGAAACAGTACGTTGAACCATTGATTGAACTCCACGTGCCGAGGATCCACTTCGATCATCTTCTCCTCGGTCATGGTACGTGCCTCATAATACGGGTGTTGGGGTCCACTTGCCATTTTCGCTCCTCATTAATTGTCATTTTTTCGTCCACTGCCTTCGCGATGTTAATATCGTTCATATGCGCCGCATCCAGCAGCAGCACCATCACGTCGGCGAATTCCAGCTCCGCCTTCGGGTTCCGAGCGTACTCACCCAGTTCCTCGTAAAGCTTCAGAAGCACATCGGCTGTGGTCCGGTTTGGGAACTGCTTGTCGGCCCACATCGCCACGCGCTCTTGCATCGCCAACAGCCCGTCGTGTTCGTAGTGGTTCGCCGCGTCCGCCGCCCACTGGCAGTTCTTGTAGGCGCCGGCAAGCAGGCCTTTGGTCGTGTGTCGTACCTCGAAGGTAGCGATCATCGCGCCGTTGGCGTCGAGCAATTCGGTATCGCGCGCCTTCCAAGGGAGCGGTGCACGGTCGGTGGTGTGAAAATCCGATTCATATTTTGGCATGATAGTCCTTCCAAGCGTTAAGAATTTTAGCCCTGCGTTGCGAGCCGTTCAAGGTCGCGAATTCCGAGAAGTTGTCAATGTCGACCAGATCCCGAGTGGTAGGCCCGAACCCGATCACTGCTACCCGAGCTTCGCCGCCTTTCTCGATCGCATCCACGATGTCCAACAGGGTACCCAAGTGCTGCACGTAGTTGCAGAAGTTCAAGAACACCTTGCGTGCACCGTTGTACTGGATGGCCTCTTGAATCTGCTTGGCCGAAAAGGTAAACAGCCGGCGCGGCAACTGCGTCACGGTGGTCAGCTCCTGCTGCTGTCCAATCGATTCGAACGAGATCTCGTGCTGGTCCGTGTAGAACGGCCCGCTGTTCTCGGTCTGCCGCCCCGCATCGTCGAACCGGTGCGCCACCCGAATCGGGAAGGTCCGCGCGGTCCCGTACACTTCGAACGTTGCCCGCTTGCATTCATTGAACGGAATACCCGAATCCGCGAGAATCTGCCACGTACTCACATCCCGCGAGGTAGTAAACGGGTAGAAGCCATGGTACATCGAAAGTGAATACCCTTGCGCGCCCTCGACCAACACCGAGCACGACTGCCGCAGCAACTCCCGGTACTGTTCGGGTGAGACCACGTAGTCAACGAGTCGGTCATCGTTTATGGCGACATTACCGTTGAGCCGCCGTCGAATCCGGTCGATCAACGCCGCACCCACGCCCTTGCGAGTGGAGCCGATTTGTCCGGGGTTAGCGCCCTCCTCCTCGCGGTGTCCGTCCTGCACCACTGCCGCATGTGGGTGAATCGCGATTCGGATGTTGTTCGCGGTGATCAGGTCCGCACAGCTGGCAATTTCATCGAGCAGCTTCACGGGGTCAATCACCGACCCCGGCCCAAGCAACACGCGCTTGCACAACGGCGAAACGATGCCGAGCGCCAGCTGCGTGTGTACGAACTTGCGCCCGGTGTCGTCGATCAATGTGTGGCCCGCGTTCGGTGCCCAAGTCGTCACGACCGTGTCGTACCTGCGGCGTTGGGCCAACCACCCGACGAGCAGCCCTTTGCCGGTGCTCCCGTACTGCAAGTCCAACACTACATCTATATGTTCCATGCTTATCCTTTCGCTTCGTACCAATTTTCACCCAGACCCCATTCGCACGTAATTGGTACACGAAGTGCAATTGGGCATTTTATACCATCAAAAGTCGTATAGATCCGGGCCACCTCATCGGCGTGCTCCGGCGAATCATTATCGAGCGAGATTCCCACCTCGTCGTGAATGGTCAACAGCAACCGCCCGCAGGCGTGGTGCTGCAGGTATTCGTGCAACTCGATCAGCTTCTGCTTCATGCAGTCGGCCGAGGTGGCTTGGTAAATTAGCCCCGAAGCTTTGTGCACGAACTGCCCGCCCGGGAATCGCAGGTGCCGGCCCATCACCGAATGCACGAATCCGCGCTCCTTGGCGATACTTGACGCTTTTTGTGCCATGTTCCGCATCCCGGGGTTCGCAGCGTGGTAACGCTCGAACAGCTCCATCGCCTCGGGTCCGGCACGCAGGTAGACGTTCCCGTTCGGCCCCGACTCCTCGGTAAAGGGAAGCCCACACTCTTGCGCCAGCTTTCCCGACCCCATGTTGAATGCAAGCCCAAGATTTATGGCCTTAGAGGAAGGACCACCGGCGTACTCCGCATTCCTCGGGATCCCGGTCATATCGGAGACCAACTGGTGGAAGTCCAGATTCGGGTTGTCCGCGTACGCCCGCAAGATCGCGGGCACGTTGCCATAGTGGTTCGCCACCCGGAACTCGAACTGCGACCAATCAAGTCCTAACCAGCGGGCGCCATGGTCGGGCAAAAAAATCGGGCGGATCAGCGCCTTGATGTCCTTGTCGCGCGACGGGATCTGCTGCAGCGCCGGGTTTGTAACCGAGAGCCGCCCGGTGCCGGTCCCGGCCTCCGAGTCGTTCTTGGTCTGGTTGTAATTGCAATGAATTACACCGTCCTCGTGGTGCCCAAGGATGTGACCGGAAAGAAAAGTATCACGGGTCTTGAGCATCTTGCGCAGATCCAGGATCATTTTTGCCGCCGGGTGCCGCATCCGCCGCAGGCAATCGGCGTTGATCGAGGCCTTCCCTCCTTCGGTCTTCTCGGCACGCGTCCCGTCGATCAGGTACCACTCGTTGTCCTCGCCGAGCTTCGGTTCGAACAGCTGCGCGATCGACCCCGAGGGGTTCGGGTTCACTTCGAATCCCGCCTGCGCATTCAGCTCCCGCTGCATCCGCTCGATCCGCGTGGTAAGGTCACGAACGGCCCCTTCGGCCCGGTCCACGTCCACCCGCACGCCCTGCTCTTCCATATCGATGATGACCGGCATTAGCCGGCACTCAAGTTCGTACACCCGGTGCAGGCCCTGCTTTTCGATCTCGCCCTCCTGCCACAGGTACAATTCGTGCGCCGCCACCACGTCCTGCTTGGCATAGGGTGCCACGATCTGCGCCGGCGCCTTTGACAGATTTGGCATCTGCGCGTTGCGCGTCGCCCGCCCCCCGAAGATCTCGGCCAGCTGCGTGTAAATCTCCGATTCTTTCCGTTGGTTCGCGTACTTGCGCGCCAAGAAGTCCAGCTCGTAAACCGGTTCATTCTCGTTGATCAGCGCGGCCCGCACCATCGTGCAGTGTAGCCGCTCGACCGGGAGCACCACGCCCGCTTCGCGCAGGAAGTGATAGTCGAACTTCAAATTATGATTCACCCACCGCACCACGTGTGGCGACCCGGCGAGATCCCGCAGGAAATCTACCGCCCCGGGCGTCTGCCGCAGGTCCCAGTAGTAGGGGTCTGCGCCGGGCAGCAACAGTGCCACGCCGAACACGCGGTCCTTCCACCACCGCAGCCCGGTGGTCTCGCAGTCGATCACGGCAGTGACCGGGGAATCTACCCGTGGGAACATACTAGAAGGGGATTTCGTCGTCAAGATCGCGCTCGAACCCGACGCGAGCCTTGGCCGCTGGCTTGGTGTCCTTTGGTGCATCCTTCGCGGTAAGCTTGATCGAGAAGTACTTCTTGCCCTCGATCTTGGAGCCTTCCTTCCCGGTGTTCACCCAAGCCGAGATCCAAAAGTCCCGACCGTCTACATTCAACGACCCCTTGAACTCCGGCTGCTTGTCGTGTTCGCGGTTCTCGTTGCGCATCATCATACCGGTGTTGGTATTATCGTACATTTGCTTTAGTGTCCTCTATGTCTGTTAATCGGTACCTCTATTATATCGCCCGTCCTACTATCGCGTCAAGTCCTACAATTTATAGCCGTTGTAGCCCTCCACAATATCCAGCACGTTTTTGCTCCGGGTCAGTCCCACGTAAAACACCCGCACCTCGTCGTCCGGCGACGCCTCCGCTGTCTGCTGCACCCGCGTCGTCAAGTCGGTAAGCAACACCACGTGTTCGGCTTCCATCCCTTTTGCCGAGTGAATCGTGGACAGTCGCAACTGCGGCGTGGCGTGCAGGTCCGCGTCCATGTAGAAGTCCACCACCCGCGCCGGGATGTCGAGCTGCATGTAGAACGGGCGTGCCACCACAGACTTGGTATCGCCCGAATCCAGCGCCCGTTTCACCTCGGGGAGCGCCTGCGTCCAGAGCGAATTGCGTTCACCATCGGTCAGGCGTTGACCGTCCACAAGTTTATTGAAAGCCCGGATGGCATTTGCAATCTTGTTCTGATACATCCCGGGACGGCCCGATTCCCGCAGATACGGTACTCGTTTGTCAATGAGCGCCCGTTCGACCTCGCGAAGCACCGAGTGCGTCCGTGCCAAAAGAAGCGTATCGGTCGCCGGGTCGATGTCCACTGAATTGATCGAGCCATGTAAGCGCACCAGTCCCAGATGTCCCTTGGAACTAAACTTCTTATCGACTCGGCGCAGGACTCGACGGATGAGGGCTTGAGACTTTTCGTAGACAGCAACAGGAAGTCGATGTGAGACTGATAACACTTGGCTATGACCGCCATGTTTTTCGCAAAAAGAGGCCATACCATGAGGATCTGCCCCCGCCCAAGTGTAGATCGCTTGGTCATCGTCCCCCGCAATGTGCACTTCATCCGAGCGTCGGCAGAAGTGGTCGACAACCTGCCACTGAAGAGGTGATAGGTCTTGAGCTTCGTCGACAAAGATAACTTCCGCATCCAGCGAGACCCGACGCTGAACGGCTCGTTCGAGCATGTCGGAGAAGTCATAGTAACCGTAGGTAGATTTCCAATCAGCGTAAGACCGTACGAATAGATCGAACTCGGCCCGCGTTCCCGGACGATCCGAGAGGTCGTAAGCCATGGCGGGATTTGTAAAGGTAGCTCGTGCGTTGTTAAGGATGTCAAGGTAAAAGTCTCCATCTGCCCGCTCCTCGTCGTCCTCCGGTGATTTTCCTACCACCGGGATCCCAAGGATAGTTGAGAATTCGCGAAGCTTGGCCGTGTCCACCACCTGCGCCTGCCGGAGCCGCAGCTGCCGAAACGCCATCGAGTGAATGGTGCTGACGTTATCAGACCGTTTTAGGCCTAGTCGGAAGAGTGCCTCATGGGCGGCGGCTCGGGTGAACGATACAAATGCCACCCGTTCCGCCTGCACTCCTGCCTCGCGCGCTTCTTGGACTCGCCGCAGCAGCTCGGTAGTTTTACCGGTGCCGGGCGGTCCGTAAACCGCCTCAACCCGCATTAATACTCGGTGTCTTCAGCAGGAGTGGGTTCACCATCAAAGTCCGAGGAGACCTTGACCGTACCGGCACGCACGGTTTCGTACAGCTTCTCCGCGCGCTCGTACACCTCCTTCGGGATGAACCCCAAGGCGGTGATGCCGTAGTTGAAATAACTCTCGTTCCGTGCATTCGTCTCGGTCACGGACGAGAGCTTGTAGGCTCGCGAAAAGGAATCGGTGTTGGTCAACCGCATGAGCGAGTTCCAACGCTTGCTCACCTTCATCTTGGACTTCGACATCGAGAGCACCGCTTCCTGCCAAGCGCCATCGTGGTGAACGAGCACGAAATGCTGCGCCGTATCCACCGCTTCCAGCCCCTCTTCACCCAACGCCGCGATCGCGGCATCCGCCTCGGCTTTGGTATTGAACGCACCCCGGAAGCCGTTACTACCACCGCCCCCGGTCTTACGATCCTTCCAGACGAGGTACTGTTTGGTGTAATACACCGGCACCACGGTGACTTCGGTGCCGTAGAGCGCACGGGTGACGTTATTGAACAACATCCCCTCCTCGGCCCCCTCGATGTACGCCGCATCTGACTTCTTGCGTGCGGGTGAGAGTGCCTGGACCAGCTCGATGCGTGGGATTACAAGATCCTCGTTCCCAACGTTCTCCGCACCCCGGTTACCCTGCCGCATGTACTCGGGTACAGCATCCATAAAGACGAGATCGGTTGATTCCTTCACTGCAAGTTGGTTCTTAGCCATAATAAAAATGCTCCTAGTTACAAGTTAAAAAGACATGCCCAAGCATGCCGGTTCCACGGCTCGATGGCCGAATTCTTCTAGCCCTTCGTAATGCTAGCACGCTCGAAGGGCGATACATTCAACAGTTCCTCGGGTACCTGCTCACCCGTCTTGTACATATTCTTCACGGTAGCTTTGAGCGTGCTCGCGTTTACGGTCTCGGCGATCAAGTCGGCCCGGCCGTTGTCGCGGAGCCACTCGTAGAAGGCCTCCTTCCGGTCGGCCTTAACCGAAACATGCAGATCGGCGGTAAGCGACACACGCCCGACGCCCGAGACCGAGATCCGGTCGACACCCTCGTCATTCATCACGGTCGGGATCTTGGTGATGCGCAAGAAATCAAATTCCTCGTTCATCTCTTTCAGTGCTGCCTCCAGCGAGTCCTTTTTAGCGCGAATGTTAGCCATCTCGTGCACAAGCTCTACTAGAGGTAGATCGTCGTACTTGGCGAATTTCTCGCTCTTTGGCTCTTGCTCATTCGACATCTTGCTGCTCCTCTATATTGACGTAGATCGGGACGTACATGCGGTCGCGTGAGTTCCATTTCAGCACGTTGAACTCGTCGCTCTTCTCATGCAGAATCGCGAACACGATCCCGGTGATGATTGGCGACCCACTCGGAGCGATGAAGTCGATCGACGGGTTGAAGTCCGCCAGCCGCTCACGCAGAAGCCCTACCAATTTGCGGTTATGTGCACTGTTCCGAATGTGCGACAGCTCCGAGGCGGTGAGCACCTCGACCCGTCCAAAGTTCTCGGCGGTGGTGTAATTCGCCGTTGGTACTTCTTGCGTTATAAACACTCTAGGTAACTGCATCTCTTCGTGTCCCTCTATCCACTTGAATTAATCGACCCCCGATTATAACATCAGGAGACCTGTCCGAATAAGGTATTCGGCGACTTCTCGTTTATCGAGGTGCGCACGAACTCCGATACGTCTTTCTTCTCACGTAATGCACCGGTGACAGTCGCGTCCACCGTGCCCTCGGCCACCAAATCGATGTAGGTCACCGACCGCGTCTGCCCGATTCGGTGTGCGCGGTCCTCCGACTGTTCCCGATCGGTAAAGGAGAACGAATTGGAGAAGTACACCACCGTTTCGGCCCGCGTCATATTTAGCCCCACCCCACCGGTGGCGGCGTTCCCGACGAGGAATCGGGCGCGACCCTGCTGGAAGATCTCCTGCACGTTCCGGTCACGGTCGGTCTCGGATATAGCCCCGTGAATCTCCACCACTTCCGCATCGCCGAATCGCTCACGCAGCGCGGTGGACACTGCCCGGATCTCCTCGATGAACCGGCACCAAACGATGACTGACCCCTCGACCTCCTCGGCGATGGCGAGCAGTTCCTCGACCTTCGGATTCTTGCCCGGGATTCGCGAGTGCTCGAACTTCGCCTTGTTGAACAGGTCCGGGTTGCGTTCGAAAGTAATGATCCCTCCGGTGATCTCCTGCAGTCGCAGCATCCGCTCCAACACCGATTTTACGGTTATCCCTCGATCCCCCATCGTGGTCGCGTCTCGCTTGGCAATGTCCTTGTACAGCCGCCGCTGCTCCTCGGTCATTTGCACCTCGCGCGTCTCGAACACCTTCGGTGGCAGCTCGGTGAGGACCTCGGACTTGCGAACTTGAAAGACGAAAGGCGAGACCAGTTCGATCAGTTCTTCCATGTTCTGGTACCCCACGATCTCCTTGTTCTCGAATCCGCCCATCACCGCGTACCGGTTTCGGAACGAGTAGTAGTCGCCGATGCCAAGGATGTCAGGGTCGAGGTACTCGAACTGCATGTACAGGTCCATTGGCCCGTTGGCCACGGGCGTGCCGGTCATAGCGACTCGGTAGGAAGCGGACTTGCCAAGCTTCACGCACGCCTTGGCCCGCACCGCCGAGTGGTTCTTTATCATGTGTGCTTCGTCCACTACCATCCCCACCCGTGTGGACACATTTACGAACTTCTCGGCATACAGGATCGCATTCCCCGCTGCGAGCGACTCGGTGCCCACAATCAGCACCTTCAACTGTGGGGTGTCCTCGGTGTTCCAGTCCTCGAACACTTTTGGCTTTTGCGTGTTCAGTATCATCACATCCGCCGGGTGTGGCATATGGATACCAATCTCGCGCTCCCAGTTCTTGCGCGTCGAGAACTTGGTCACCACGAGCAGCCGGTCGATCTTGCCGTCCTGGAAATAAGCCGAGAACAGGTCGAGTGACACCTTGGTCTTGCCCGTTCCCATGTCCATATGGTAGGCAAACGCGGTCTTGCCCCATGCCGCCTGCAACGCCCGAAACTGGTAGGGGCGCGGCTCGGTCTGGAACCGATACTGGTAGGGGAACTGGTATTCGGCGGCTGGCCTTCGTTCTAACGACTTTATCGCACACTCGTACGCTTGCGGATCAAACGAGTCCTTATGGAACGCAGACAAAAGGTAATCGCTGTTCGCCCGAAGAACAGGAGCAGTCCAGAGGCTGCGACGAGAATCCCATCGCCGGTTCGGGATCTTACGTACTCGATCAACGAGCCAAGAAGGACACATGATAACAAAACGGCTAGATTTCGGGTCATGGCCGATCCATACTTTAGAATTCTGTTGTGAACTCGGGTTCATCGAGCTTTACCTCATAATCGTCGGTTAAGGGAGCCATCCACACGTTCAGCGTCTTGCCGCCGGGGATCCGAATTTTGTCGTGGTCCGCGTTGCAGTCGCGCCGCAGGCAAGTCCACAAGTCCATGCCGGTGAGCACCTCGGCCTTGTTGCGCTTGAGGAACTCCGAGAAGGCGGTACCACGAAACAATATATGTCGCTGCCCGTTTATCTCCTGCACCACCGGGATGTTGCGCAGCAGCGCCTTTCGGTCCTGCGGGTCTCGCCCATCGCGCGTCAGGTCCGCCTTCTGCACAAACTCGGTGAACTTCGACTGGATCACACCCGATGCCGACGCCTCCTTTGGTACCTCGATCACTCGCAGCCCCGGCACCAACGGGTCCAAGATCCGTTTTCGCCACGTCTCCTGTGTCATCTTCGGAATGTTTATCTTAAGCTGCTCGAAGATCAGCGTTCCCATCAGGCTTGGATCCCGCAACACCGCCGTCGGAATGTTCGGGATGAGCGTCCCGTTGACGTGCAACCCCCACCGGGGTGGCTCGGACCGGTACTCGATAAGTTCAGTGAACTGTGGTAGCGAGTCGTGGGCGTCGAGGTCTTTTAACTCGTCCATCGAGATCCCGAACTCCCGAGTCACACAGGTCTTGCGGTCGCACAACGACTTGCACGGCTCCTCGTTGCACTTGTACAGGTAGTCGCGGCGAGAGGCCGAGCGGATTACCTTTTTAGCCTCGGCCGGCGCCAGTGGCTTGTCGAACATCGTGCGGTTCAGCTCCAAGGCATCATCGAAGAACGACTCGGGTCGCGCCCGTTTGAGGTACACGACCACGTTGTACATGGCATCGTTTCGCGCGCCGGACTCCACACCCGAGTGAATCATTTTCTGGATGCAGGGCGGTGCCTCCAAGTGCTCACGCTGAAAGAGTTCGTTTAAATCCTCGGCCGAGATCCGCTTGTTCTGTGCCAGCCGGATGAAGAGCTCGAAGGAGGTCGGCTCGCCGGAATCATCGAACCCGTACCGCAGCGAGTTCTCACAGTCGAAATAGCAGAGGTTTATCCAGTTGCCAAGCGCACGCTCTCCCGAGGCGGTGGTCAGCGAGTCCTGTTTCGGGAAGATCTCGGTCTTGTACGGGATCTGCAGCACATCGCGCCACGAAGCGAGAATCCGCCGCACCTGCCGCGCATTCAAGTAATCGGACCCAAAAAGATACAGGTGGGCACCACCACGCTTGGTGCGGCACATAACCAGCGGGAGTCGGTACTCGCGGATCTTGGCCGCCAGCGCGGCGAAGTCCACGTCCTCGGGTGACTCGTGCTTGTCGATGTCGATGGCACCAAAAAGGCAGGTGCCGCCGTCGGTAATCGGCACGATGCCCAAGCCCCGGGTTCCTGCTAGGTGGGCCTCGTAGGCCTCGATCGGTACTTCCCCTTTATGGGTGATCATGTTCCCGGTGTCCGGGTTCCACTCGCCGTAGGAGCGGAGGTTGCCGGCGAAAAGCGCGGCGTAGTCCTGCACAAGATTATTACTTGCCATCCAGTATCCCTCTATGTTAGACTATCGGTGTGGTGGATCGTGAAGACTCCTTCCCGTCCCGACATTCTACCACACGAGCAGTACCTGATTCAACCCTCTTTTTGTTCCACCGTTCCACCGTCATGGAACAGAGATGGAACAGCCACGAACCCCGTCCCAAGCCGCCACTGGCCGAATTGTTCCAGCGTTCCATGCGCGCACCCATGAGGTCCTGTCAACGGAATTATGATATCTTCGGGGTGATGGAACGGTGGAACAATGGAACAGAATCACGAAGCTCGGCCTCGGAAGCGGTTCTTCGGGCAGTCAGTCTGTTCCATCACCGGCACCGAGAGATGGAACGGTGGAACAGTTAGTAGGTGCTTCTAGACGCCAAGTATTACCGGTGATATAATTAGTGTCCCCTCTTCTATACTCCTCACGTACGTGCGCGATTGCAGCAGGAATAAAAGAGGGCCTCCGTGGCCTCTTCCTTGGCTTCTTTGATATCGGGAAGGTATTGATATACCCGCTCCTAGGCAGGAGCGTTAGCGAGGGGCCAACGGTGGTCTCGGTGGTGCGGGCTGACCCGGGATATTCTGGGGCTTAATGTCACGTTCGCCGGCCTGCTGCCCTACCATTACTCCACCGGCACCAGCGAGGCCCGACTGGCGCATCAAATTCTGCTCCTCGGACTTCAAACTCGACATGATCCCTTCGATGACGTCCGAGACCTGCGAGGTCGGGGTGAGGAGTCGTTCGGTGGTGGGCTGCGCGATCCGCGCCGGCATCCCGGTTATGGTGGGAAAGGCGGTCCGGGCGGTCTCAATCATCCCGGTTACGGGAGCACCGGAGAGGAACGCCCGGGCGGCACCAACACCACCTGCGGTAGGTTCGAGGTCGGTGTCTGCTGGTGTACGGCGGAATCCGGTCTTTTCGGTCTCCAGCATCCGCTGTTCGGTGAGCAACCGCTTCTTGAACTCGTCGAACGCCGCATCGTCCCGGAACGCCCGGCGCAGCTTGGCTTCGGCGTCACGCGACAGCAGCGTCTTGAAGGGGTCAGCCACCGGACCGGCCACACGGATCTTCTCCAGCATCCCTTGGGCGATTCCTGCTCGGAAAGAGTCCATCTCGGACGGGTTGTCCTTGAACCGGTTCACGAATTTGCGCAGTTCGGGTTCGGACATCTTGTAGACGTTTCGTCCTTCTTCCATCGCGGTAAGCATCTCGGAGTCCCCGGCGTAGGCCAGCCGCGCGGTCTTGTACGCGGGTGACGCTTTCTCCAGGTCCTCCAGCAGCTTCCGTTTCATCTCGATCAGGGTCGCCGCCTCGTTGTTCTTCCCGGCGCGCATGGCCTCACCAATCATGTCGTCCAGTGCGAGTTTTGTATGGTGCAGACCTCGGAGCGCGTACTGCGGATCCTTCGGGTCCATGCCACGGTTAGCCAAATCCTTCTCGGCCTTCTTCATTGCAGTCTTGAATGCGGGATATTCACGCAGCCGCATCAGCTGTGGGGCATTGGCGGGAGTGAACGTGGGCGGATTAGAATAGGCCGCTTCGTAAAGCGCGTCGGCGTCAGTGCGGCGTTGTTTAATCAGGTCCTGCACGTCCGTGTGAAAGTCCTTGCTTCCCGACATCAGTTGGCGCAGGTCGTCACTTACCCGATCCACCCGTCCGGCTTCCCGCGCGGCGAGTTCGCCCTTGGCCTCCATCCGGGCCATCCCCGGTGCGGCCGTGGCGCGACGCAGCAGCGCCCGGGTGTTCTCCCCAACGTCGGCCAACGTCAACTCGTTCCGGTTAATCTTTTGCAGCATTACGTCCGCCTGCTCCGGTGACAGCCCATCCTTCGCCAGCGCCTGCGCGATCGCCAGATCCGCCATCCGGTTCTCCTCACCAAACCCGAGCGACTTCTTGATCGCTTGGAAGGCGGGAGAGACCGCGTACTTGGTAACCACTCCAAGCCCAAGGGTGGAACCACCGCCAAGAGCGGCACCTTTTAAGAACTCTTCCCACTGTTCGGTGAGCGGTTTCTCGGAGGTACCCACAGCCGACACCCCGCCGGCACCAGCACCCAAGGCCGTGGTGCGCCCGATGGTGGGCTTGTCGCCCGAGAGTAGCTTTGGCAATCGCGACAACGCCCCTGTACTAGCTTTCGCGGCTTGTGGTAGTAGCGAGTATCCGCCGGTGAGCAGCGCGGGAGCCACGGTTCCGGTAAGTTCGGCTGCAGTCGAGGACACGGGCGACTCCTCACGGAACTTCCGTAACCCCTCGCGTTCTGCAGCAACATACTCCGGGTAGCTGCGTTCCCCCATTGCGGCACGGGCGGCGGCAATTGCCTCGTCCGAGAACCCGAAGGTCGCGCCCTGTGCCATTTGACCCAGGTACCCAGGGGCAAAAGGTTCTATTGGTGGCCCCGCCGGTGCTTTAGGTGCGGCTGGTGCAGGGGCGCGTGCAGTGGTGGGAGCGGGGGCGGCAGCGGGAGGTGGGGATTCGGCCGGCGCGGCTTCGGCTTGCTTGCGGGTTACAAATCGCTGGATCGTCGCCTCGCTGGTACCCGGCTCGAACTCGTAGATTACCCCGTCGATTACTCGGCTTGTCATCGTCCGGCCTCCTTGCCGTCTTTACCCACCCGCACCCGAGGGGCGTTGAAGAACTCGCGGTGCGACATTCGGTTCGGATTCAGCCGCACCACCCCAGTCTTCTCGTCGGTTATCATAATGGGGTTTGCATCCAAGTAACCACGCCACGCGGACTGCGCATTGGGACCGAGCGTGCCGTTGACTGCGGCGTAATCGGTCATAAACTGCGCGAAGTCTTTATCACGCTTGCGCTGTTCGAGCATGAAGGAGATGATGGTCTCGTTTGTCTCCGGCTGCTTGTCCACCGAGAAGGTACCGAGCTGCATGAACTTCAGGTCGGCATTCGACACGTTCGAGTCGCCCGGCATCCGGTTCGCTTTGGCCGCGAGTGCGGCGAGGGATTCGAACTCGTCGATGAGCTTTTTATCACCCGAAAGGGTCTTGACCGCAGTACCCACCCCGAAAGGCAACCCGAGCGTCATGCCGGTCCGGATCTGCTGATTTAAGGCCAGTGCCCGCGTCAGGTTGTTAATGTCTACGTCTGCGTTCTGCAGTCCCGGAATAATTTTGTCGTTGATAAACTTCTCGGCCTCATCAATGTCCTCGGACCGCTGCTTCGCGGCCTCTTTCACCGACAGCCCTTTATACTTGGTCAGCGGGTCGATCGGCACACCCAGCTCCGCTGCGCGCTCCGGCACCACACCGTAGTTCCCCGAACGCGTGTTCTCCAAGATCTCCTGTTGGGTCCGTAAGATCTGATTCTTCGCCGATTCGATATTTACCTCTTTGCCCTCTACTTCGAGCGACCGTTCCCGTGTAAGCATCTGCTCGGCGCGCCGCACGTCCTGCGGATTAAGAATATCACCACCGAACTTGTCGAGCATCTTGGCCACGTCCGGTTTTTGCGTCCGAAGCGTCTCGCGCTGCATTTCACCTCGTGCACGCTCCAGCTGCGCGGGATCCGAGAGGTCCAGTCCGAGTCGGGTGGCGATGGGTCGAAGGGCTTCGAGGCTACGGGATTGCTTGAACGCATCGGCGAAATTAGGGGCGGTAAGTGCGAGGCCCGAACGTGCCGCGAACTCTTTCATGTCAGGCGTGGCCTGCGACAACGCGTAAAGCTCCTTGGCCCGCGTTTGTCCCTCGGGTGAGCGGGGGTTAAGACCCTCCGAGAGTATCTGCTTTTGGATCGCGGTCATCTGCGGCGTGATCTTCGAGGCCACCTTCAACCCTAGCCCTGCCAGCTCTTTCTCCTCGGCCAGTCCTGATTGGGCCAGTTCGTACCGCATCCGCGCCAACTCTCGCAGCCGGGCGTCATCCCGTACCTGTGCCTCGGAGTACAGACCTGCGGCCTTGCTGAGGCTTTCACCAAAAGACCCGGTCTGGGTAGGGGCAAGGAACCCCTGGGCCAACGCTAGCATCTTGGGGTCGAGCCGGAATCCACCCTTGCGTTCGGCCAGCGCGTTCTGCATTGCCTCCCGCGCTTCGTCCACGGCACGCTTCTTGGCGAGGTACTCCTGGTTTGAGCCGTACACCCGACGGCCGATCTCCGAGAGTGTTATGCCCGAGTTGGTCTCAATGTCGAGTAACTCAGCAAGAAACGGGCTGTAGGAGTCCGAGGTACCAGTGGTGTTATCCATTTCTTACTCTTTCGCTGTTAGTTTGCAGAGTCGATGATGTAATTAAGATCAATTTCCGCCTGTGACATCTGGTCGAGTGGTCTTTGGTTTAGTCGCCATAAATTGCCTCAATCGCCTTTAGACAATGTCATAACCAGTTCGATAGTCAAGCTGCTGGTCTGAACTCAACTGGTTGTTGGTGGTACCTGTATCAGGAAAGAACTTTCTAACCCCACCGATGACGTCGCTGAAGACGTCACCAAGACCCTCAATAGCCGAAGTACCGCCGGCACCCGAGGCGAAGAGTGTACCTAATCCGGCGATCTGCGACAGCGGCGAGGTGCTGTAGGCACCGGGCATTGGCCCCTTGAATTCCTCGGTAACGGTGGAGGGAACTTTAAGATTCGCGAATATATCCGCCGCCTGCTTGGACGCCGCCAACGGTGCCAACAGCTTTTGCTGCTCGATCCCGCGCTCCAGCTCCAACAGGTCCGAATAAGTCTTGTACCCACGCTCGGCGGCTTGGGACTCGATTGCGGCCAGCGAAGCAAGGTCGGAGCTGGCACCCCGCTCGATCTCGGCCTGCTTCAGTGCTGCGTCCATCACGTCTTGGAACCCCTGCTGTCGGAGCTTCGCCTGTTGACCGTAGAGGTTTGCAGCGATATCCCCACCCATTTGACCCAAGGCCCCTGCATAGCGCTGACTGCCCAGGCCACCAGCACCAACAAATCCACCCTTGAGTGAGGGCAGCAGGTAACGCTGCAGATCCTGTTGCTGCTGTCGTGCCATCTCGTTGATGACATCCTCCTCGTACTTGTCCATCAACCCGGTCATGTAATCGCCATACAGGTCGATGTTGGTTAAGCGGTCGAGTCCTGTTTCGGCACCACCCAGTGGTGTCGTGTAACCAGTCAGTCCAGTGGCGGCTCCTTCGAGCATTGACTTTTGGGCTTCGGTAAGACCCGCTACCAACTCCTGCTCCGGCACCTCACCCGTGACGGGGTCAGGGACACCGAGGAACTTCGTGCCTGCGGTAGCTAAGTTCTCGAGATAGTCCGTATACCACGATGGGCCGGTAGTTTCTACCTCCTTGAGCGTTTCTACATCCGGTAGTGCTTCCCCTTGGGTGAGACTCATGTTACACTCCTTAAATAAGCCAGCGGGCTTTTAGCCTTCGGAGGGATGGTCTTGGTAGATCCCCCGCGTTTGTGCTTCCGTATTTCTTCGCGAAACTTGTCCAAGATCTTCGCACCTTCTTTGTTCGAACCATCACCGAGTGCGGCAACGATCTCGGCGTCAAAAACGTACTCCCCGTCGGCCAACTTCGCCGGAATCAGGTCATCCTGCCCGCCCCCGGCACCCTGCACGTAGTGTGTACCCTTATGCCCGACGTCACCCCCCGACGCGCGTGCCAGTGGTGACCCCGTCATTGTATCATCCGAAATAGGGTTTTGTACAGTCCCACCCCGCCGGAATGGTCGGATGACGGACCCGGGGGTGGTCTCGGCGCCGTACGAATAGTAGGAGGGTTCCGAGATGAGGGGACGAGGGCCGGGGGAGTCTTCGAGACCCGAGGCCCGGCGAAGGGCGGAGAAGATTTCCTGTTCTTGCATCTCAGGGGTGTCCTTAGCAAATATTTTAAAAAGGTCAAGCATTTCGGGCGTCACTCGCGGCTTGCCACCCAGCCAAGTCTCCTCGGGCAGCATGATTTTAGAGGTCGCGGGGGAGGCTGCAGCCAAAAGTGTAGCACCAGCGGCACTGCCTTGCAACAGTCGGCGGAATTTTTCCTCTTTCTCTTCTTTCTCCTCCTCGTCCGGCTTGCGCTCCTCGGTCGTCGTCGTGGTGCCGCCCGTAACCGGGTCGGTTTCGGTCCGAGTTACCACCTGCATGTCGGTCTCTATATTCGTCGAGGTCTCGGTTTCGGTAACGACGTTCGTGTTTGGATCGGTAGTAGTGTCGGTCTCCACCACCGTGTTCGTATTTGGGTTTACATCCGTCTTGGTCTCGGTCTGAGTGTTCGTGTTCGGGTCTACATCCGTCTTGGTCTCGGTCACGACGTTCGTCTCGGGGTTCACGTCCGTCTTCGTTTCGGTCACCACGCCCGTGTTCGGGTTGGTCGTCACCGAGGTGTCGATGGTAATGGAAGTCGACAGGTCTTGGATATTTTGGATCGTAAGCGGGGTACCATCCACGTCGGTGCCGATTACCGCGCTTGGGTTAATCGCGACCTGAGTGGAACCGAGGTTTGTGTAGTTCGACCCCAGATAGTCGCCGAGCGTCACCGCATCACCGTTTGAATCGACCCCGATTGCAGTGTTCAAGTCGCCGATCTGGAACTGGCCGTCGGCGTTGGCGTTAACGTCGGCCACGACCGATTCGGCGATTGCGGTGTTGGCGATGTTGTTGGCCTGTGCCGCAGGCATCCCACCATTCTGCAAATTCGTGGAGATCGTGGTGGCCGCTGCACTCGTGCTGGGCGAGGAGGCAAGCGTGTCGTTGATCATCGTCAGGTGGGAGGAGGCATTCGAGGGGTCCACGACCGAGAGGTTGTTTGCCACTGGGCCGGTCGAGGTGTTGATGGACGAGACAGTAGCAGAAGTCGCTCCGGCGGTGTGGCCGCCGTAGAAAGAATTCGTCGCACCCTGCCGGAACGCATCACCCCAGTCCACCTCACCGGTAATCAAGTAGTCGGTAATACCAGCAACGGTAAAGGATTGGCCACCCTCTTCGATTGTTTCTTTCACCGTTGCCGTACCCGCATTGCGTACGTCCTGAGCAATCTGCGTGCCGGTTCGCCCAGTGGTAGGAACGTTTGCCTTGGCAGCTCCTTTAATGAAGGGAGCGTCGATAAGAGGGGAGATTACACCGGAAAGCGCCGCCGAGGTGGTAAACACGTTCATTGCCACGTCCATCGCCTCTTCGGGACTCTTGCCTGCCTTGATTGCCTCGTCGAATGCCTGCTTCCCATCTGCACCACCCGCATCAACCGCATTCATCATAGCGTCAGCGCCTAAACCATAAAGGAAACCAAAGGCCTTGGAAACCTTAGCAGCCACACCAATAACGGCCAGCTCCTGAGGAAGTTCAATAGCCACATACGACATTGCAGCGGAGGGATTATCAATGGCGGACTTAAATAGCTCCGTTACAATATCGAACCCCTCGGCCTCATTCAGTCGACGGGAGATATCCGCTTTACCCGCCTGGATCTCCGGCGACTCCATCTTCCCACCGGTCTCGTTAATCTGGTCCAGCATCTTGCTGAAGGCGCTGTCGGGGCTTGCACCGCCCATTAGACGAACGCCGTTGTAGAAATTCGACACCAGTTCGGTAGCGGATTGCACGCCGATTCCGAGGGCAGTGGACAGAAATTGCGGGGCCGACACTGTGACGGAGGTGCCGTCCTCGGTAACCGTATTTACGTACACGTTGCCGTTGGCGTCACGATAAACGTTCTCCATCGGCTTCGGGTCGATCTTGCCCTCTTTAATGTCCCATGATGGCACCTTGAACACTTCGACGTCCGCGCCGGTCTCGTCTTTAATGATCACGGGTTCGGTGGTGCTAGTCGTTCCGACGGCAGCGTCTACCCGCTCGGTCGCCACCACTCGCTTCGCGGCGTCAATCGCCTCCGTTTGGGTCTTGCCCTCACCCAACGCATTTTGGTAAGCTTCCACTGCGGCCGGATTGCCCGAAAGTTCACCCGTTTCTACCTTGCTGACTTCAGCGTCTATCCGTGATTGCCGGTTCTCGTCCACTGCCTCTTGACTTGGCGCGCGGGTTACTTCTGAAATCGCATTGATGGCGGTGTTTACCAGATTAGCATTTACAGCCGCGCCCGGGTCTCGATTGTTTAAGACAGCTGCGGTGCCCGTGGTAAGTACGTCGCGGGCGACGGAGGTCATACCGGCGACCTCTTTGGGGCTAAGTTTGTCACTGAACGCTTGGACGATAGCATTCGCACCCGACTGGCCAACACCGAGCGATACCGCAGTGGTCCCAAGGACATCAAAGAAGTTACCGGTGTTCAACACCTCGGCGTTGATCGCGCTTGACACACTTTGAGCGGCGATGCCGTTTATCTGCGCTGGAGTGAGATTCGTCACCCGTGCTAATTCGCGAATAGCATCATCACCAATTAGTTTACTTACGGCGAAGGCCGATGCTTCACCCGAGGCACCAGTAAGGAACCCGTTTCTGAATGCCGAGGACCAGTCACCTTCGTTGCTGATTGCATCAAGTGCAAGCAGCGAGCCGTTGGTTACACCGGCGGTAAGCATTGGGGCATATTCGACCGGAACTCCGGCAGCGGAGAACTGAGAGGCGAGATTCGCAGTCACCGAGTTCACGCCCATAGACTCCAAGGTCGAGGCTACTTGCGCGGTCTCCAGCCCGCGTGAGGTGAGGTCCGCTGCCTCTGCCGCTATGTCCGCACCGGTTAAATTCCCGGTGGTGCCCACGTACGCGAACCCGGCTGACACTGCAGTCCGCAGCGGGTCAATTTTACCGGTAGCGAGCAGTTGGGTACCCGCCGAGACTGCGGTGGCACCGATCGCCGCTTGCGTGGCCGGCGCGAAGCCCGGCCCAAGGAAGGCACCAATCTGTGGGATGAACGGTGTGGCAATGATTGCGGCGGCCATCGCAAGCTTGCCCGTGTCACTCGTGTCCTTGTACACCGGAAAGAGTATGGCGTTGCCGTCCTTGTCAAACTGAATACCGTAATCTGCCATTCCTTTTACACTGGTATCAAAACCCCATCGCTCGTAGCCCTCGCGGCGAACAATAGGCACCTCGCGACCACGACTGTCAGTAAGTCGTTCGCCGGTTTGTTTATTCGTGAGGAACTTTATCGGATCAGTAGCGTATGTTACTTGAACACGTGGAGGCAGGGCGATAAGGCCCTCACCGGAGTCTACATATTGAATAGGCTTAAAATCCGCTTCAAGTACGTCATCCTTATCAATGTACCGTCGCTCGGCCGGCCCCTCGCTTTGCTCCACCTCATAATAATACCCACCCTCGTAGGGGATAGCACCATATATCGTTTCCGATTGTGGTATCTCTTCGTACCCGAGGTCGTAGATGCTAGTGATACCCATATCGGCAAGTTTATTGGCCTGCCCCTGGTAAATGCGATCCAGCTCCGACCCGCGACCCCCGTAGCGATACCCACCAGCATTAATGTTGGAGTATTGATCCGAAATTTGTGTCACTAGCTGGTCGACGGGTTCAACGTTGTACAAATTGTATCCAAGGATGGTATTCGCCCGTGCCTGCTGCTCTGGACCCACGGCGTTGTACACGAGTTCGCCTACAAGCGTCTGGTCGGTAAGTTCACCCGAGACCATTTTTTCTGCCAACACCGCCACCCGGTCAAGCTGCAGCTCCTCCCCGAGAATCGATCTTGCCATACTCTGAATCGTGTTCACGGTCTCTTCGGGAAAATTTGAGAGGTCCACATCGTCCTTACCGCCGAGCATGTAATAATCATACCCAAGTTCTTCGCGCAGAAAATCATTAGCCTTCTGTTGTTGCGTCTCGCTTTGTGCTCCAAAAGCAATGTCTCGCGCCAAGCTATCTGGGGTGAGTTCACCCGTGCGAAGTTTCTCGGTGTAATAGGCCACCCCTGAGGGGTCCAATGGCTCCCCGACTGCTGAGTATGCAGCTGTTTGTACCATATCTTCCGGGGTCGGAAGCCGCACGGTGGCACCTAATGCCAGTTCGAGCCTTCGTTCCTGTTCTTCCGGCGTTACAGTTTCTTTGATCGTCGGACCCTCGCCAAAAGGATAATCGGCGATATTCAGAGTTGTGGCGGGTGTGGTCGCCGTTGTAAGTGCGCCCGGTCGGGGATTAATGGTTAACGTTTCCACTCCACCCGGGGAGGACACAGCATACTCGGCGGGGTCCACTAACCTCAACGGTGGTGTTGTAGAGGTCCGTGCGGGAGGTACGCCCGTTACGTCGGGTTGAGGCAGAAAGGGGCCATATGAGGCTGGGTCTATCGACGCAGGATCGAAACGATTGACCGGCGGAAGTTCGACCGGCGTTGTGTTCGTAACGCTCAGTAGTGGTGAACTCGCGGCACGGGAAGAAGAAGCGACCAGATCTTCGAACGAAAGCCCAAGATTCAGTGGTTCGGACCGTAATGTGATGTTCGAGGGTTGATTTCCAAAACTGAGTGATGGGAAGAGATTTAACGCCATTATACGGACCTCGGGTTCATCGCTGCAAGTAGGGCCTCGGCCCAGTCGTGCCAATCTTCGTACCCGTTCGTGTCGGGTATCGCTTCGTTAGTGAAGAGGTCGATGGCCTTCAGACCGTTCCCCCATGATTTCCAGTCGGTGTAGGGCGTAGGGATCTCCAACTGGTTCGCCCCGTACTGCTCGACCATAAGCGCGGCCCACGACTCGAAGGTGTGGTACCGGGGATCGTAAACGAGTGGACCGGCCATTAGTAACCTCGGACGTCGCCGAAATCGGCGTTGAGAATAACCTTACCCATCTGGTAGTCACCATTTACCTCGTTTGATTCGAAGATCAGCCGCATCTCCCGCCGCTGCTCTTTCATATCAATCTTGTTCGTGTTCTGGTCAAAAACGTAGGCCGAAGAAGTCGCATCTTGGGACTGTGCATAGGGGCGTCCGGTGATGTACAGGTTCATCTCACCCGACACGATGAAGTCCGGTTCCACCCGTTCCAGCCGCACCCACCGGTTTTCACCCATGGGTAAAGTTTCCGAGGGGCCACCCGAGACCCACCCTAGGTCGTTGGTCTCGATGGAAGATTCTATAGCGTTTACGCTCTGACCGTCGATCTCGTCCACGCCAATTTCGTGCTGATACACCTTGATAATGTCGTCCTGCGTCGAGAAGGTGATCGTTACCGACCCGGTTCCCGTGGCGTTGGCCGACATCTCAATGCCCATTGGGAAGATGGTATCGACGTCTATTGAAAACCCCGACCCACCGCCACCACCCAAATCAGAATCGTCAGCAGAAAGACTATCCCCAGCGACATAACCGGCTCCTTTTAAGACAATCGTAACGACCGTTACCGCACCACCCGCGACCGTAACGTCTGCGGTGGCACCAAACCCCGAACCACCTGTGAGTGGTACGTCTGTGTAAGGCCCGTCCATATAAAGCGACCCGCCAACAAGGTTCGTCAACGCGTTGATGTTGCTCGACGTAATCGAGTTGACCAGAGTACCCGCCGGAATGTTCGTTCCCGAGACTACCTGAGACAGGGCGATGTTGATGTTATAGGCCGCCAGATAAAAGAAGGGGCTTCCATTAGTTACCGTTGCGGTCTCTGTTGTAACCGTCTCAGCGGCCTGCGCATCCCATCCGGCCGCTACCGGGTAGGCAAACACCTGCGAGAAGTATCCAGCGCTTCTACGGGTCCCTATGGCTGTTCCTGCGTCATACCAAGTATTCTCGCGCACATTAAAGATGATTGCGTCATTGCACTCGGTCGAGTCCCCACGGGGGTAGAACCACCAGATCTCACCAAACCTTGGGACCTTGGTTGCCCAGACCTTTTGGCGCTGCGTGTAGTTCAAGTTATCGAAGAAATAATTCTGGTTCATCGGGTTCGGAATCTCTTTTACTACGCCGTTGTAAAGCAGGAACCGGTCAACGCCGATCCAGTAGTAAATGCCGTCGTACTCGATAACACACTGGGACGAAAGGATTGAAGTCTGCGAGGATATGATGTCGTAACGCCAAAAATTCGTAGCACCAAAATTACCTGTTCCAGACACTCCTAGCGTCTGTGGTGCGTAAGATACACGGATTAGCGAATCCAAGCTCCAGAACAGCCCCGAAGGCGAGTTCGAACCGCCTCTAACGGGTAATCCCTGCACGATCTTGCCCGTAGCCACGTTCACTGCATTGGCGTCGGCGGAGACCCAGTCTAGAGGGTCGCCTGCCGCACAATTGCGAATCAGGCCGTCATTACCAAAGACAAAAACGTAAGGGTGGAGCGCTACGATACCACCCGAGACGTCCACCTCGTTGTCGAAAGTCGCGGTCACCGTAGCACTCGCCGTGGCATTGTCGGTCAACGTTACGTTCAGACCCGACACCGATTCGACCCGGGTGTCGGCCGGAATACCGGTACCAGTCACCACCTGTCCAGCGCCAATGCGAATATTTATCGTCGCCAGTGTTACGACCGGCGAACCATTTGTGGTGGTAACGGAATCGGTAAAAACGCCGATCTTCGACATCGTTGATCCGTTGATATCCCCGATCAACACTGAAGTATTTACCGTACTGTCAATAGCCGTGAGGTTCTGACCGGGGTGGGCTACAAGATCTTGAACTCCGCCGGTAACGTTAAAGAAACCGTCGAACTGCCAGAGATTATTTGAGTTCGCGGTAAAATTAGAAAGTGTGAAGTCTGTAATCCCTGAGCCGACACCGTTGTCGTCCATCACGAGTTCTTGTAACCCATCGCTGTAACCACTAAACACGCCGTTGAATAAATTTTGTGGATACACCCACATCCCGCGAGACGGTCCTCTCATTTGGTTCGAAATCACTCGATACCCGAAGATCTTCCTTGGTCGACCGCGCTGAAAGCGTACCCACCGGCCGGCGGTATAGAAGCTCTTGTCGAACACCGTTCCATCCCGCTGTATACCGGGTTTTGTATCCAGTGCGAATACTTTCTTTGTCATGTAAATGTGCCGCCTGAGACACCACCCGAGAAGATGCCCGTACCCGTCACATCAATACCTGTTGCCGTAACATTGACGCGTTGAGTTCCGGCAATCGTGATGCCAAATTCATTAGAGGCTGGGCGATATACGCCCGTATTTCCCTCCGCTGCAAAGCTTAACGACGGGGTGCTCACCGTACCATTGGACAGGGCGAGCGTTGAAGCACCGGCAGCTACCGTGGAGGCATTGAAGACGTTAACCGAGTCACACAGCAGGATTACCTGTTGACCCGCTGGAACTGTTGCATTGGTAGCGCCTGATAGACCGGTTGTAAACGAAATGTCATATCCCGCACCGGTTCCATCCGTTTGGTTCGTAATGTAGTAGATCTGAATGACCTGAGGAATCGTGACTGTTACATTGCCGGAGAGCGTGCCGGTGTACTTCTGAATGACGTTTGCGGCCTCAGTAGCCGTTAAAGTCACGGAGCCAGAGGTTACCGCCTTGGTTAGCTGGGTGAAGTTGAACTGGGTGGACTTTCCGAGACCTACGGTGAAAAATGCCGTTCCAGAGCAACACACAAAACATGAGTCCGTTGGCGCAAGGTCGATGGATGCTGAACCGTTAATCAGGTCACCGCCGGAAGGGGCAACCGTTAAATTACCACTTCCTGCGTTTCGAAGTAGCACGAACCAGTTGTTACCAAGTGCACTTGATGCGGTAAGGGTTAGCGTGCCGGCGCCACCCGTCCAAACGTAGGCTTGCGCTCGGAAAGCCGCCGTTGCGGTGACATTAGACGAAAAAGTCGTAATGGGGTGCGACTGATTAAGGGTCGTGGAGGTCGCAAGCAATCCGTACCCGGCAAGGGTCGCGGCATCAGCAGACGAAGATCCAACGCCAAAGGCGATGTTCCCCCAAGTACCCTCCTCATCGGGATTGGCCGTGATGTAGATATACTTGGTCTCGCCGGCCCCGACCGCGATGATCGTGTTGCCACCGGCATAGTCCGTAACCGTGAAGGCGTTCGCGCCGGTATTGCGGATCAGGGCGTCGTTGCCCACCGAGGTCTGGTTTGCCGGCGGCATCTGCAGCTCCAGCCCCGTTGTGGTGGCCGCCACATCCATAATTCGGGCGGCATAATCGTCGGTGGCTGTACCATTGACTGGCCACTCTAGCTGCGTATCTACAGCAAGGGTAACCGCACGATAGGAGACATCCGTGGGCTGGATGACGTTTCCGGTAAAAGGAGAAGTGTAGCTCATGAGTCCACCGCTATGGCTTGGCGATCAGCGATCCGGAGTGTGTCTTCGGTCTTGAGTGACGACATAGCGATATCGTACTCAGCCCGCCACATTGGGATGCGCTCATCATTTTTAAGGAAAGGCATTGCCTGCAGGAGTGACCCGTAGAGCAATGCCTGAGGGGCATACTGGGTGAACCAATTACTCTGGTTCGAAGAGTCTAACGGTTGCACGCGCTCGTAGTAGAGCACTTCGAAAGTGTAGTCATCGGCCGGCGTAGGACCGATAAGCCAGTGCTCGTAGTCGTAGTCGCAATAAAATTTAGGAACATCGGTTAGTGTGGCGTTAGGCCAATACTCACGGATATACTCGTACTTACGCAACAACACAGGCTGACGGACACCATTCACGACCACGTTAAAGGAAACAGATTTGTGCCACCGCGCGGGCTTGGCTATTACTGGGTCACCCTGCACCATCGTGCTCTCGTTTACGGTAAGGTTTCCAAGAAACTTTATCTGCGTCGCGATCTGTTGTTCCGCGAGCATGATAAAAGTCGGGATCTTGTCCACCGTTGCGGCGTCCGTCCGTTCCAAATACGACTCGATATCCGCTACCAGCGAGTCGTACGTCATCACCACAGCGGCAACCATAATGGGTCTCCTTACATTTTTAAAACGAGCGTGAGCAGAATGGTAACCAAGAAGGCCACCGATCCCATTAGGATCTGCTCAATGCGTTTAAGGCGTGCGTTGATCTGGTCATACCGGATCTCGCAGATCGCCTCGTGCTTGTCGATTCGAGCCATGCTCTCCTCGATCATCAAGTTACTGGTCTGCTCCATTAGTCGAACCCCCTTAATGTCTTGGCCAATCGTGCCCGTTGTCCAAGCTTTCCTGGTGCTTTTGCCGCTTTATTCAATTTTGACGCTGGAATCTTTTTCCCCATCGGGACATCCAATGCGCGGTGCAACGCCCCCGGTTTCTTAATTGCCTTCTGAATCCACTTGTCCGCCATCCGGGGCCTCCTTAGGTTTTAGCTCCTGTTGCACACGTTCTATTATACCAGCAACCTCTATATACGGTCTATTAGCGAGGTATTGAACGATAGTGTTCACTAACCCCGTCGAAAGCTGTACCTTGTCCATATCCACGCTCCTTTTTTAAGCCTCTAGCCCGGGCAGGTAAACGGTCTTCCCGTCCCGCTTGACTGCGGTTAATACCTGTTTCTTTAAGTTCTCGGGATTATAGGACACGTGGACCCATCCCGAATCGGGTATCCCAGGGGTATAGAACTCCAAAATCAACTGTGTGAAGTCACAGTTGTACTCGATCCATTCGGCGAGTTGAGCGTTGGCTATCCCCGGAATCTCAATATCCGCCGCGAACCCTTTGCAATGATCTGAGGTCGCGGAGCCGCCCACCTTAGCATTGACCAGCGGGTGCCGGAATCCGGAGTTGACCTTAACACCCATACCGAAGTAGTCCCGGACGGGCTGCAGCACTTTTTCACAAAGCATCGTAAGGTTGCCAATTTCGGTCTCCCCGGGTGTGTTGTCAAGATCGTACCGCAAGGCGGTCTCCGACTTGGTCATCTCGGATAAGGTGAAGTTTGGGGTCAGGTTCACTTTTTCTTTTCCATGATTTCATCAAGCTGGGCGCTCTTTTCCTTGCTGCCCGCCGACGATCCAAAGTAATACCCCAACACCATTGTGACCGCAGAGGTCAACGCACCCAGTACATAAATCAAAATGTCCTTGGAGTCGGCATCCACATCCACAAAGATGATGACCCCGAACAGAATAAAGGTTAACCCTACCGTACCAAGCGCAAGCAAGGGCGTGACAATCTTGCTCAGCATTGGAGCAAACTCGCTGGTGGTAATCTGAACCTCCCGGTCACGGGCAGACTGCATGTCTTTAACATGAGCCTCTAACTGGGCAAGCTCACCCCGCTGCGCCATCTCCATAAGACTGGCCTGCGCTTTGGCCTTGGCCTCTGGGTCTGGGAGAACTTTGTCGAGGACTTTCTCACCAATCGAAAGAATTGCGGCTAAGGGAATCATTTTGCGTACCTAAAAATAAAGTCAATTGCCATGTACAGAAGCAGGCACCCAACCACCACGACGGTTGAACTGCCACCATAAAGAAGCATGTCGTTCCAGAACTTCTTTTGCATCATCTCTTGCTCTTGCTTCATGCGGATGCGGTCTGCCCGTATTTTCCTGCGCATTTCAAGGAACTTGCGGTACCCATCCAGGCTTCCGTAGCCACCCTCAAGATCAGCAAAGGCACCGTACAAGAACTCATGCCTAATTTCCTTCTCCATCTCCATGAGCTTGTGCTCGGCCTCAAAGACATTGAAGGCTTCTTGCGTGTCGTTGCCAAACTCTAAATTACCGAAGAGCTTGGGCTTCTGGGGCTTGTTTTTAGCCGTTGTGATGTGCTGCTCAAGCTGGTCGGCTAGCCCTGCGTATTTACTAAGTTGCGACCAAACGCCCTCGGCCTCCTGAGCAAACTCGGAAGCCTTTTTTATCCCGTTCCATACAGCAGTACAGGCGGCGAGGATGGTTATTGGATCCACTAAGCACCTTGAACTGCCGCTATGAGCGCCTCAATCGTCGTGGAAGCCGCAATAGCTGCCTCTTTAGCCTCTGTATCCGCAATGATCTTTGCTCGTTCTGCGGCAATGGCTTCAGGGATTTCCACGCCACGCTCTGCCTTACGCACTACTACCCAGTCTGTAGCAGCCAATGCCTTGTTAGCAGAGTCTTTAGCTTGAGCAATGAACTGAGACTTTAAGCCCTTAGTCACCAGCCGTTCCGCAGAGTCAACCATTGCTGGTTCACCATCCACCTCACCCAAGACTTTTACATACATTGGGTTCCCGTCCTCGTCTGA